ATACTGGTTTTTATGATAATATTAAACTTGGTGATACTATTATTATCGCTCCTGCTGATATTGCTCTTGGTCACACTGTAAGAGTAGTTAATAATAATCTTACTCCTAGTAAACTTCTTGAACTTGCAGAGACAAATCCTGATTTGAATAAGAAACTTATTGGAGTTATGTCTCCTACTTATTTTGTAGATTTTAAAGTTGTAGCTACTGCTTTTATTCATGGTAGTATGACTAAAGATGAAAGTAAAGAATCTATGTATTTAGTACCAGGAGGTACGCTAGAGTAATTTGGTAATAAAACTATATACTCCTTTTACGGGGAGGCTAGAGCTATAGCGGAGGGGGCGCAAGTCCCCGAAGCGATACCAATTACATTTATAATATTAATAATAATACAATGAATGATGAATTAGAAGTTCGTAAGTTTCCTGCAATGGGTGGATATGATGTCACAATAGTTAATAAAAATGATATTCTTAAAACTATTGATGACAATATTATAGATAAAGAAATAGCTTATGAAATAATAACATCATTAGAGTTATCTTGTCAAAAGTATGTTTCTGCTGGCGATACTGCTGGTATTCCTTATATAGGAAAAATTAAAGAACGACTTACAGCAGCTATTGCTAGAGAAAATAAAGAAACTCTTGATGATGCTAGAGAAGTGTTAGATAAAGAACATTATATAGCTTTTAAACATGCTTTGTTTGCTGACGAAAGTAAACGTTATAAATATAACAAAGTATATAAACTCGAAATTGCTCGTGTTGTTAGTCATAATAGAAGACAATATTGGAACTATGTTGATACAATAGGAGAAGTAAAAGCTGATATAATGTTTCATGGTATAGCTCATTTAAGATATTCACCGCCATGCGAAGAACAGATTTAATTATAGATAATATGCTTGTTATTGATGATAATGGAATGCCTCAAGCTCCAGATATTCGTCAATTAATGGATAAAGATATTCGTACACTTTATCAACAAGATAAAAGTAAAGATAAGTCACAGTTTATAAAAGACTGTATAGTTATTTATTATATGGGAGACCCAAAGTCTCCTGCAAAACAAAGTGGTCTTAGTGATGGTGAAGCACTTAAAATGGCTATTGAGCAAGCTGGATTGCCAGCTAACTATATCCCTAATCAACTTGTTAGAAAAATAATAAGTAGATATTATGCTGCTAATATTGGAGAAGCTGGTAGAGTAGTTGAGAATCTTCTTAAAACTCTTCATAATGTAAATATAGCTATTGATGCTATAAATATGTTGCTCAATGAAAAGCTTAGAGATAAAGCTAACTTGACTGTTGAAAATGTTAGTGATATAATGGATTTAATTAATCAAGTTAGTACTAAAGCTTCTGACTTACCTAAGATTCTTAAATCGCTTGATGAAGCTAAAGAAAATCTTATGTATGAAAAAGAAACTGAGACTGCAAGAGGTGGAATGGCTGTATCATCAAGTATGGATGCTAGTGCTTATTAAAGTTTAAACTTAAAAGATATGAATAGTAATTATAACAATAATTTTCTATATTTCCAAGAAGAAGGTCATAAATATACTGACACTTTAGGAAATGAATATCTTAGTGTTACAACTAATATTGAAAACTACTGTCCAAAGTTTAACGCAGACTATTGGGCACGTAAGAAAGCTAAAGAACGTGGTATTAGTGAAAAGCGTATCAAAGAAGAATGGGCTGCTATTACAAAAGAAGCTTGTGAACGTGGTACTGCTACACATAATGGTCTTGAAGATGGAATTAAAGGAAGTAGTATGTTTAAAGATGCTATTCAGTATCTTACAGAAGTTAAAACTGGTAGATGTATAACTGTTGCTGATATTCCAAATCTTCAAGCTCATCCTTTAGATATAGAACAATTTAAAGAAGCTACTAATAATAAATATCCTGAGATTTATAGTGTATTTCAATATTATATTGATAGAGGATATATTATTTATTCAGAGATTGGAAGTTTTGTTCCAGAACTTCTTCTTAGTGGTACTATAGATGTTCTGTGTATAAGACCTGATAGATTTGTTATTCTTGATTGGAAAACTAATAAAGATGGTCTTCATTTCACTAGTGGATTTTATCGTAAAGATAAGAAAGCTAAACCGGTTCAATTAACTAGTGAATGGTGTAATACTCACGAAATGATGCTTCCTCCTTTTGGTCATTTAGAAAATTGTAACGGTAATCATTATACAATACAACTTTCAACTTATGCTCGTATGGTAGAACTGATACTTAATATTCCATGCTATGGTTTAGGTCTTTGTCATATACAAACACCTTTTATTAAGAATCAATATGGTATGCCATTACGTGACAAACGAGGAATGTATGAAATAGATAAGAATGGTAAAGAAGTTGTTACTTGGTATCATATTAAGTATATTCGTAATGAAATAGATGCTATGTTCCAAGATAGAAAAATTTATCTTAATAGTAAAGGACTTCTTAATAAACAAACTCAAATACAATGGTGATATGACAAGACGAAGGCGAATTAATACTAGAGTTCCTCATGTTGAAGAAGTCGATAATATTAAATATGTTTGTAAAGGTTTTCCAGAAACTGGAATGTTTTATGTATTTGGCATATTAAAATAATAGAATTATGGGAAATAATAAACGTAAGAAATATAAAAATCAAATGAGTGAAAAATCTAAAGAAGTAGTTGATGCTTTAGATAATTTATTTGGTATGGTTCCTAATCCTGATTGGTTTACAAAATAATAAAAGATATGAATGAAGAATTATTTAATAAAGCAAGTAAAGCTGATTTCAGCAAAATACTCGTCAATAAAGGATATGCCTATTTTAATAAAGGTAAGTATAATCTTAACATTATTGGTATCAGAAATGCTGGTAATAACGTTACTAATAAATTTGATGATGTTATTGTAGTAGAATATATTGATATGTATGGTATCAAATCTAGAAATATATTTGCTGCTACTACTGACCCAGGTATTACTAGTATGACTAAACCTGTAAGTTATAAAGGTTGTGCTATACTTGTTCCTGGTCAATATCGTTCTGCTTGGAAACTTGGTTATCATAAAGGTAAGTATGAAGCTATTGTTCAATATAAACCTGTAAAAGTTTATAGAGACAATAATAAAGATGCTGTTTATGATTTTAATCCAAAGACAGTAGAAGAAGGTACATTTGGTATCAATATTCATAAAGCTGGAAAACATTCTACTCAAGTTGATAATTGGTCTGCTGGTTGTCAAGTTCTTGCTAATAAAGAAGATTTTGATACTCTTATGAAACTTGCTCATAGACAAATTAGTCAAGGATATGGTAAACTATTTACTTATACTTTACTTAATGAGGAGGATTTGTAATGAAAGAATATAATGAAACTAGAAAACAAGACGAATCTATTCGAGATGATATAGGATATATATCTCGTAGAGAGTATGCTGAAAGAAGTTTTCCGAAACTTATAGACCTTACTCAATGTCAAGAAGATATTGATAAAGAAATTATTAATAGTCTTCATAGTTATAAACATTTTAGTAAATATTTAAGTAATGAGTAATTTTATTAAAGAAATTATTAAAGGTGCAGCAATGTTTTTTGTTTTTGGCATTAGTGCTATAGCAATTATTAGTCTTATAGATAATAAAAAGACTTATACTGTTGTTGAACAAAATGTTGAAATACAGAAACATAATGATAGTTTAAAAATTAAAGTTGATAATTTAGATAGTATTAAAAATGCAAAAGTTATTGAAGTCAAAGCTCTTGATAATGATAGTACTGTTAAGTTATTCTATCAACTCATCAAGTAAAGTTTACATACCTTTTACGGGGGGGCTAGAACATGATAGCATTAAAGTTGCTATTGACGACCTTCGTAAAGCTAATACAAAATTAATAGAATTAAGTTATGAAAAAGATATTAATAAGAATCTTCGACAAATTATTGTCAATGATAGTGTTCTTGCAGAACAAGCTAGACAAAGATATATATTATTGGATAGGTCATGTAAGAAAATAAAGAAACAACGCAATGTTGCTTATTGTAGTACTGGTGTTGCTATTGTGTTACTAATTTTAAGTCTATTAAAATGAAAGAAATAAGACTTGATTGTAATCCTAAATATGCTATTCGTGAAGATGGTGTTATTGTTTCTTATATGTATAAGAAACCTAGGATTATGAAAACATACAAAAATAAACAAGGTGTGGATATTGTAGATATTAGAGTTGACGGAAAATATAAACATGTTCATATTAAAACTTTAATTGAACAATATTTTCCTGAACCTATTCCTAAAGGTTTTAAACCTATCCCTGGTTACAGGGGTAGGTTTTATGCTAATAATAAAGGTGAAATATTATCTGATAGCGCATATTCTGCTAATAATAAAGGAAGAAGAATATTAAAACAATCAGATAATAACGGTTATAAAACTGTAACAATTAACGGTAAAACTAATTATGTTCATAGACTTGTTGCTTTAACTTTTATTCCTAATCCTAATAATTATCCTTGTATAAATCATAAAGACGAAAACAAATCAAATAATAATGTTGAAAATCTTGAATGGTGTACTCATGAATATAATACAAATTATAATTGTTTAGGTATTAGAAGAGCTGAAGACAATAGTAAACATATAAAAGTTACAGATATTCATAGTAATAATATTACAATATATAGAAATAAGAATCATTGTAGTGCTCAATTAGGTTTTTCTGTTGCTACTATAACTAAGTATATAAACAATAAACAAATATTTAAACATTATAAGTTTGATTATGAATAATTCTACTGATACTTTGGAAAAGTATATAAATACTTATCCGATGCTAGAATATATCAAAGAAAATCATGGTCAATATAGACGAGCTAAAGATGCTGGTTATAAAGACCCTAATGATTTCTTTATGATAGGAGAAAGTGGTGGCTTTCTTCTTGATATACGTGTAGGAGATAAATTTGTAAATACTAATCTTCTTACTGAAATGGCTAATATATACCATATTAATGGTGGTAAATATACGTTATATAAAGAAGATAGTATTCCTCATAGACAACTTCGTAAACGTGAAGAATACCGAAGAAGTCATGGATTTGATGCTCCTTGTTTTATGCGTGAAGGTAAAGTTCAAAATCTTCATATTAGTGGAGATATGTATAATTATTTAAATTATACTATTATTGAACAGTTGGATGAAAAATCTATTATACATACAGATAAAGCTTCTGTTGGTAAGAAGAAACAAGATTTTCCTAAGTTTATAGATGCACAGTTTTGGACATTTGCTATTATTGAATTTTGTGAACTTAATGGTTTTCATCTTCTTATAGATAAAACTAGACGTGGAGGTTTCTCTTATATTATGTCTGCTCATAGTGCTAATAAGATTAATCTTCAACCTAATAAAGTTTGTATTCATGTAGCTGCTGATTCAAAATATCTTACTAAACGTGGAGGTCTTACTGATTTTAGTATTAGAAATCTTTATTTTTATGAGAATAATACATTCTTTAAAAGAGGAATACTTTCTCGTGCTGCTGAGAACTTTACTTTAGGATTTAAACTTCCTAATGGAGATATTAGTCCTAAGTCTTGGAATAGTGCTTTGTTTAGTGCTTCTGCTAATAACAATCCTGATTGTGCTATCGGTAAGGATGCTGTTAGTGTTAAGACTGAGGAGGTTTCTACGATGGAAAACTTTGATGATTATATGAATGTTACTGAACCTGCTATGCGTACTGGTAGTTATGTTACTGGTAACTTATTTGCTTGGGGTACTGCAACTAGTGGTAATATGCAGGTTTTTGAAATGAACTTCTATAATCCTAATAAGTTCCATTTTATGCCTTTTGAAAACGTATGGGATAAAGATTCTCGTAATGAAGTTTGCGGTTATTTTAAACCATATTGTTGGGGTCTTCAAGGACAGATTGGAGACAGCTTTGCAATGGATAAAGATGGTAATTCTAACATAGAAACTGGTCTTCATATTGCATATAAAGAACGTGTAGCTAAAAAAGAAAGTAGTAAAACTTTTAGTGATTATATTAATTATCTAGGTCAATATGCTAATATGCCTAGTGAATCATTTAGTTCTACTAGTGAAAACTTATTTAGTTCTGAAGCTTTAATGAATTGGGAAGAAATTCTAAAGAATGACCCTGCTTATACAGATATTGCAGATGATGGAATGTTCTTTGAAGATATTAATCATAAAGTTATATTTAAAACTAATGCTCGTATTAAAGCTGAAGGTGGTAAATTTAATGTTGATTATTTTGATTGGATTCAAGGTGTTCCTCGTAAAGCTCATGAACATCATCATGGTTGCATTCGTAAATGGTTTGAACCAATTAAAGTTTCTTATGTAGATAAAGACGGAACTACTAAACTTGGTATTCCTCCTGGACAATATAGTATTAGTTATGACCCAGTAGGTGTTAATAAAGAAAATGATGCACTTACTAATAAACATTCTCATAATAGTATTAGAGTTTGGGAAAATCCAACTCAATATAATAATTTTAAAACTAGATGTGTTTGTGCTTATTATGGTCGTCCTGAGAAACTTGAACAAGCCGATTGGATATGTTATCTTATGGCACGTTATTATAATTGTATTGGAACAACAGGAGTTGAGGTCAATCGAGGTGAAACTGTAAGTAACTTTGCAAAATGGAAAGCATTAAAATATTTAATGAAAGACCCTGTTGAACTTTGGGATAGTTCTATTAAAGCTAAAGTTACTGCTTCTTATGGAGTTAATGTAGGTGGTGGTGCAGGTAATGGTAGTAGTAAAGTTCTTGAAGGTCTTCGACTTCTTAAAGAAATGCTTTATACTCCAGTAGGTAAAGATATTAATGGTAATGATATTATGTTCTTCCAAACAATATATGACCACCAAGCTATACTTGAACTTCTTAAATGGAATATTAAAGGTAATTTCGATAGAGTATCTGAAATGCTTATTCATGGTTTACAATGGAAACTTCAAGATGTTCAAGCAGCTAAAGAACTTGTTCATAGAAAGAAGACTACTGAACAAAATATTCGAGATGATATTTGGCATAGAAGTTGGTTTTAATATTTAGTTAACTAATTAATATAATGTACGTATGTTTAATAATTTAAGTTTTCAATTTCCTAAACAACAGGTTGATGCTGCTACTAAAGAGAAACCTGATTGGTATGCTAATAGTATAGATTATATTATTGGCTTAGGACTTAGTTTGAATGATAGAACTGAGACTGAAACAATGCTCAATGTTCTACATGGAGATTTGCCACAAGAGTTTTATAAAAAGACTCTTAATCCTTACAATGCAACTAATGAACGTTTTAAACGTTTTCCTGCAACTCTTCGTAATTATGATATTATGTCTGATATTATACGTAGATATATAGGAGAATATTTTAAAGGAACTCATGATTTTGCAGTAGGAGCTAACAATCCTGATATAGTATTTGAGAGAAATCAAGCTTTGAAGGAAAAAGTAATGCAAGCAGCACAACAAGCGTTTCAACAAGAGTTTGAACGTAAGTATAAAGAAGCTGTAGAACAAGCTCAAGGTCAAGGTCAATCTCCTGAAAGTATAAATCCTCAAGAAGTAATGCCAGACCCAGAAGAGTTTATTGCTAAGTTCAATCAAGATTATATTGATAAAGAAAGTAAGCAAGGACAAGATATTCTTAATTATATTAGAGACCTTACAAACGATGCTCAAATTTATCTTACTGCTTTCTTTAATTATTGTTCTCTTGGCGAATGTTATACATATACTGAACTTCGAGGAAATAAGATTATTAAAGAATGTGTTCCAGCTATTGAAGCTTTTCCTATTCCTAATAATCAATTTATGGTCGAAGACCATGATATGTTTGCAAGACGTATTATGATGTCATATAATCAAATACTTGATACCTTTGAAGATGATTTAACTGATAAAGATAAAAGTTATCTTGATGATATTTATAATACTTCTCCAGGTGCTTCTACTAAAGTTGTTCAACTTGGATGGAATCAATTATTTGAGAAATATCCAAATGTATGTAGTAAGTTTACTGATGAAGAAAGAAAATTATATAAATCTCAACCTTTAACTCCAAGTGTTAATAATAGTAATCTTTATGAAGTTTGGCATGTAGTTTGGAAAGGTTTTGCTCGTCAAGGTATTCTTACTTATACTAATGAACTTGGTTTCCAAGAACAAAGAATAGTTGAAGAAGATTATGAATTTAACCCAGAAGCTGGAGATATTGATATTGAATGGAAATATAAACCTCAAGTTTATGAAGGCTATCGTATAGGTACTCGTTATAATGGTATTTATCCTGTTAAAGCTAGACCTATTCTTTATGAACGTAAAGGTAAACTTCCATATAATGGTATTCAAGAACTTCTTCCTTATTGTGGAAAGTTTAGTATTATTCAAATAATTACTCCTTTCCAAGTTCTTAGAAATATTATTTCTTATCATCAAGAAATGGTAATAGCAAAGAACAAGATGTTGATTTTGTTACTTCCAAAATCTCTTGTTTCTTCTGAAACAGAAGATGCTATTTATAGAATAGCAGCAGATGGTGTACTTCCTATTGATGATGAAGAAGATGCAGCAGGTGTTAAGATGCAAAACATTAGATTACTTAATGCTAATATGGGACAATATATAACAGAACTTAGTAATCTTAATGAAGCAATTAAACAAGAAGCTAGAGAGCTTGTTGATATGAATGCTCAACGTTATGGTCAAATAGCTCAATCTGCTGGAGCTTCTACAACTCAAAATGCTATTAGTCAATCAAGTACTGGTTCTGTTTTAATATTCCAAATGTTCGACCTTTTAAGATGTGCTGATTATAATAGAGATTTAGACTTTGCTAAATGTGCTTATATTGAAGGTCTTGAAACATCTTATATTGATAAAACAACTGGTAAGAAACATTATCTTAGTCTTGATGTTAATAGTTTTGTTAATTCTGACTATTCTACTACTGTTAGAAATAACGGTAAAGAAATGGATAAGATTCAACAACTTAAACAATGGGCATTTAGTGCTGCACAAAATGGAGATTTAGAGTCTGCTCTTGCAGCTATTCAAGGAGATAATGTTGCAGCTATTTCTGATAGTATTAGACAATTCTCTGAAATTAGAAGACAACATGAGGAACAAATGAAGCAAATGGACCAGGCAATTCAAGAACAAGCTAATCAACTGAAGCTTCAAGAGATTTCTGCTAAGGGAGAACAAGATAGACAAACACTTGCTCTTAAAGCACAATATGATTTACAACTTGAATATGCTAAAGGTGATATAGCTTTACTTGGAGATGCAAATCCTCAAAATGATGATTATGCTAAAACACAATTAGCTAAACTTCAAGAGGAAAGTAAGAGAGCGAGTGAAGCTGCTAAACTTCAACTTGAACGTCAAAAACTTGTAATGGATGCTTATAATAAAGCAGCAGATAGACAAGTTAAAAGAGAAGAAATGGCTAATCAATTAAAGATTGCCAAGACAAATAAGAACAAATACGATAAGAAATAGATTTTATTTTTGTTGGTTTATTTTTATTCTAAGAGTAGTGCTCGTGAGGGTACTGCTCTTTTTTATTATCTGTCTATAAAATATTTAATATTTCAAATTCGTCTGTAAGACGTTCAATCATATTTCGTGAATAACTTATCACCGAATATATTTGAGAGCCGCCCCGTAAAAGGAATTACACTCTACGTCAATGTTTGTTCCTTAGAAAGACTTGTGAAAATCGATTTTGATTCATGCTTGATATAGAACTCATTAAAGTATACAGTACTGGAATTGCTTGAGGAACTAACATTAATAAGACTTTTATATAATAAGGTATACATTATTATATATGCAATATTAATATATTATAAATAAGTAGACAAGATATTGTTTATTAAAATAAAGTTTATACTTTTGCAAACAAGTAACTGATGTTACTCTTTTTATTATTAATCATTAAATTATTATTTTATGTTTGTATTTCGTAATACTCTTGGTTTTAAACCTCATACTCGTTTGATGGGTCCACTTGACGGAATTAATCTTGATTTTGGTGGTGGCGGAACTAATGCTCCAGACATCAACGGAGGTGATAATAAAGGAGGTAATAAAGACGGTGAAGGTACAGACCCTGAACCTCCTAGTAATAAAGACGGTGACGGAGACGGTAAAGACGGCGATGGAACTGATGGTGGTGATGGGAAAGATAATCCTGATGGTAAAGACGGCAAAGGTGGCGATACTACACCTTCTACGGGGGAGCTAGAGAAAGGTACTAATGTAGAGTTTGATGGTCAAACTTATAAAGTAGATGAAAACGGTAATCTCGTAGACAAAGATAATAAAATTTTCAAGGAAGCTAAAGATGTAAAAGATTGGCTTGATTCTCTTCAAGTAGAAGAACCTACTGATGAAATTAATCTTGCTGCTATTCAAAAAGCTCTTGATGTAGAACTTACTGATGAAGATGGTAAGCCTGCTGAATTTGAAGATTCTATTGATGGTATAAAATCTTATGTAGATAAGGTTATTGAACTTAAAAACAATGAAGTAGCTCAAGCTGCTATTAATAAAGTGTTTACTGATAACCCTATTCTCAAGCAATTTGTAGATTATCTTACTGTAAATAATGGAGACCCTCATGGTTTTGGAGAACGTCCAGACCGTAGTTCTATTACAGTAGATGAAAAGTCTGAGGAACAGCAAATTGCTATTATTAAAACTGCTGCTAAAGAATTTGGTAATGCTAGTCTTAATGATAATTATATTAAGTATCTTAAAGATTCAGGTGGTCTTTATGATGAAGCTAAAGCTCAGTTAGCTAATCTTCAAGCTGCTGATAAACAACGTGATGAAGCTTACGCTAGACAAGCAGAAGATGAACGTCAAAGAGAAGAAGCTGAAACTTTAGCTTATTGGAAAGACATTAAAGATGTTGTTACTAGTCGTAAGATTGGTAATTATACATTGCCTGAAACTCTTGTTCGTACAGTCAATGGTCAAAAAGTTACTGTTACTCCTAATGACTTTTATGATTATCTTTATCGTCAGACTAAAGACGCTGATGGTATTATTGCAACAGCTTATCAAAGAGATTTGGCTGCTAAGTCTGCTGAACAAGAACGTGATGAAGAACTCCTTAGTGCTTGGTTGATGTATACAGGTGGAACTTATGAAGACCTAGTAAAAATGGCTATTAATGAGGAAAAAGTAAAAACCCTCAAATTAGTGAACAAACAAAGTAAAGGTCGTGGCACTGTACGAATTACTAAACCAGCAAGTACTAATCATAAAGCTATTGATGATATTCAATTTAGCTAATCAATTTAATGTTTAACAAATAAATTAATTAAGTATGTACGCAATTCGTGAAGTGCAACGTGGTAACTATGATGACAGAGGTTATTCTAATGAGGAAACCATTGCTCATCTTATGTTATCTAAACCTAGTGAGATTAATTCTATGCTCACCTATACTTTTGGTATGGATGATGATAGATTTCCACTTAATTTCTTGACTGAAGGTCAAGGTGCTGCTGGTACAGTAGATATTACTACTACTGATTGGACTTGGAAGACTATGGGTCGTATGAAGTTCAATGATACTGTACTTTGGTTTAATAATGCTAATACAACTCCTGGTAAGGGTGGTGCTTTCTTTGAAGTTGAGTTTAGAACTCATTGGTTCATTGAGCAGTATGGTTTGATTGCTCCTGATGGTGTAACTCAGGTTCGTATTATGAAAGACCTTGGTAAAGGTGCTCATGGTGGTTATCTTTATCGTCTTCGTATTGCAAATCCAAATCCAAATGCTTATGTTGATGTAGCTAAGAACTTGGCTGTAGGTAAGAGTTGGTCTTTGACTGCTCCAACTATTCCAGAGAGTTATTCTAAGGGTAATCGTACTAATAGTATGGGACCTGGTAAGATGACTTCTCAACTTGAGTTCCATCGTTTTAGTAAAGAGATTGCTGGTAACATTGCTAATACAGTAGTTACTTATGAGTTTAAGACTGCTAGTGGTGGTACTACTAATCTTTGGATTAATGAGGAGATGCGCCAGTTCGAGCTTCAACAGAGAGTAATGAACGAGGAACGTCTTTGGTTCGCAGAGTACAACAAGACTATTAACGGTGAAATTACAATGGTTGACCCAGATAATGGACAGCCTATTCCTTATACTGCTGGTATGCAGCAAATTTGCCGTGAAAGTAATTATGATACTTATGGAGAGGAACTTACTCTTAATAAGTTGAATCGTACTATTGGTGATATTCTTGATAAGGATACTGATACAGGTAAGATGGATATTGTTCTTGCTTGTGGTAAAGGTTTCGTAGAAGACTTCGATAGAGCTATTAAGAATGATGCTAAGGATAGTGGTTTTGTTACTCCTCTTGGTGATAAGATGATTCAGCAATCTGCTACTGGTCTTACTTATGGTAATTACTTCCGTCAGTATAAGACTGTTGATGGTCACATTATTACTTTGAAGCATTTGTCATTCCTTGACCGTGGTACATTTGCAGATAATGCTAAGGCTAATGGTGATATTCATCCTCGTACTGGTTATCCAATGACTTCTCACCAAGCATTTATGCTTGATACTTCTTCTTATGATGGTCATAATAATATTCGTAAGGTACGTAAGAAGGGTCAGGTTTATATTAATGGTGTAATTAAGGGTCTTACTCCTATTCCTGCTTCTTGGGGTGCAGTTCCTACTAATTCTCTTGCAACTGATATTGACTGCTCTCGTTATGAAGTTAAGAACTCATACGGTCTGCAAGTAGATAAGGCAACTAAGTTCTTCCAGTTGAAGTGTGTATTGTAATAACTAATAAATAAATTAAACTATGAGTGAAACTAAAATTCCAGATTTGAAAATTCCTACTCCTCAAAATAGTGATGCTCCTACAGATAAAACTGTTGCACAAGAAGAAGCTGAAAAGCAAGCTGCTTTAGCTGCTGAACTTGAAGCTGAATATATTGATAAACGACAGATTATTATTGCTTCTGTTCTTAATTATTCTGCTTATCGTAGAATTAATATGGCGGCTCTTGGAAAGCCACGTAACACCATTGGTTCTTCTGTTAATTCAGTTCGTAAACTTATGTCTAATAAAGGTGAAGTTGAACATTACTTCCCAGAGTTAGTTGGTGTTGCTTCTAACAATCCAGAGTTTATTACTAGAGTTAAGAATTATCTTAATAACATCTTCTTTGATGTTCGTGATACTGAAAGAACTATTGATGTATCTTTCCGTTATCGTCATAAGAAAGATTATCTAGAAATTCATAAGAAAGAAGAGAAGATTTGGGAAACTTATAATGCAGTTGACCGTTCTAATACGGCTAAACTTTATGAAGCTGCTGTAATTCGAGATAATGATTTATTCAATCTTGAAAGTACAAAGTATCAATATGGTGACCCACTTAATCTTGAACAATATATTCTTTATCGTCATTGTCTTAATTATCCAGATGTAGCTAAAGATGAAGCTTTTATTAATTCTAATGCTAATCTTCGTTTCTATATTAAGGATAAGAATAAGGAAGAAGTTCGTAAGAATAAACTTATTAAAGAACAGCAGGCTGCTCTTAGACATCTTGTTGAACTTCAAGCTTCTCCTGTTAAGACAAATGCAGTTTACGTTGAATATTGTATTTACAGTGGTATTAGTCTTTCTGATGGTCTTTCTAAGACTGCTCTTATTCAATCTAAAGAATTGATGGATTTTGCTACTACTAATCCTCGTAAGTTCAATGAGTTTGTAAATGATAAGAATCTTCTTGATAAAGCATTTATTGAAACTCTCATTACAAGAGGTGAACTTGTTCGTTCTGATTTCAATCAACAAATTAGTACACCTGATGGAGAGTTTATTGGGGCAAACATTAATGAAGCTATTAGTTATTTCAAGAATCCAAATAATGCTGGTTTAAAGACCAAGTTAGAAAATAAGTTGAAATTGATTTAATATAAATAGATATGGATATTTCAGAAATGCACAAAATGTTTAGGCAATATGCTCAACAGATGGGTATGCAGAATGTTAGAGCTATTCTTCCTGAACAAATTGATTTGCTTATTAATAATAGTATTTCTGATACCATTAATCAAGTTATTACTCAAAACATTGGTATTACTAATGATAGAGTAATTAGCGATGCTTCAAAACTTAATCAGATTAACGCCTTGAAGTCTTTATATAAAGTATGGAAAGGCAGTATTTCTGAAGCTACAGTTAAAGGTAAGGAAAAGACTAATTATATTATTAGTTTTCAATTACCTTTAATCAATTTTAAAACTACTGGAAGTTACACTGATGATAATGATTCATCTACTGCAATTAATTTCTTATATGCAGTTGATTTATCAATTAATTATAAGAAAACAGATTTCGTTACTAACGTATTTCCAGTTCGTATAGTTGATGACCAATTTGTAGCTGATGTAGTTAATGATTTTGTTTTAGCTCCAAAAATGAGAAGTCCTGTGGCTTCTATTCATGATAATCTTATCGAATTATATATTGATAAGTCTGATGCTAAACCTGAAGATGGTCAAGCTTTTACTTTTAGAGGTGTAAGTATTAACGAACTTAGGTTTAGTTATATTGCAAAACCTGCTATTGTTAGATTTGCTGAAGATGTTGATGGTACTAATGTAGATTGTGATTTACCAGAGTACATGCACGTAGATATTGTTAAGCATGCAGTTGAACTTTATCAACTTGCTAAAAGTGGAAGTTTAGCTGCTGCTCAACAAGCTCAACAAAATCAACAAAGAGAACAAGTAGCAAACAATTATCGTGAAGATGGTAATCAGAGACAATAATAATAATTTAATAGAATAACAATATGAGACAATTATTTGTTGTAAAGAGTGGCGCAGTTATTGCTCCTAAATCAAGTGCAGCATTTGACCTTACTACAGTTCCTGCTGGTTCTCTTGGTATCTTTGAACTTGATGATTTGAGCAAGTTCGTTGCAGATGCTAAATTGACTAAAGATTTTGGAATTGCTTATGGTCGTCCAAATAGTCAAGCTGTAGTACTTGAAGTTAATATTGATAGTCTTATTATAACTAAAGTTACTAAGACTGCTGGTACTAAATTTAGTGCTAACATTACAATTCCTACTCCTGTAGTTGGTAAAGATTTTACTATTGAGCTTGTTAAGCTTAATACTACAAAGCATGAGCGTCGTGAGTGGACAGCTACTACTCGTTGTAAGAGTGGCGATACTGCTGCTACAGTTGCTGCTCGTTTGCAGAAGGAGTTGGCTGCTAAGGTAGAAAATCAGAATGTAGGTGTTACTATTAGTACAGCTACTATTACTGCTACTGCTAAAGATTATCAACCTTGGGAGTTGATGGCAGCTGATGATTTGTATGGTACTACAGTTGAAAATACAGCTAAGGGTTCTGCTCCAACTTGCGATAAAGCTTATGTTCAGAATCTTGCTTCTGAGGCAGCTCAGAATAGAGGATTTAACAATACTCTTGCTGATGGTGCAAGTATTTATCCAGGTTATCCTATGGACGTAGATGCAGATGATTATACACTGTATCATCTTAGATTTAAGAATCCTCGTAAGTATGCTCGTACTCGTGATGAAGCAGTTTGGCAAGAAGTAACTATTGCAGTTCCTACTGCTAATGAAGCTTTTATTACAGCAATCGAAACTGCTTTGGGTCTTAAAGCTCAAGCTGGTGATGTCTAAAATTCAATAGGTAATAGTTTAGATGGGAATGAAGCTCTACATTCCTTTTACGGGGGGTCTAGAGCAACATTCCCATTAATTGTTTTGATATGGATGATTTTAATCAAGTTAATCAAATAGTATCTGATGCGATTAAGGATTCGTCTTATATAACAGTTTTAATAAGTAGTGGAGTTTATATTCTTTATACTCTTATTATTAGACTAGTTGACCTATTTAAAGCTAAAGACAGAAATAAACCATTAATTCAAATGGCTTCTGCTATTAAAGAAGTTAGTGAAAATGTAGTTAAACTTAATACTGTTTTAGATAAACAGATTCAAGATGCAGAAAGTAAAGAACTAACTAAAGTTCGTCAAGTTATAAGTTTAGCTTTTGATAGCTTTAGAGCTAATATTAGTAAAACTTGTAATGAGATTATTATTCATAATAATATTGAGGAAAATAGAGATTTAATTAGAGAGAATCTTTTTAAAACTGTTAGTACTGAATATTATAAACTTTATAATGTTTTTTCTGCTTATGAAGTTGATGGAATTAATATTGCTACAAAAATTAAAGATGAATGGATTGACGATACAACTAAAGAATGTTTAGAAGTAATATATGATGGTCAAGATAAGGATGTCCGAATTGGACAAATTCTTAATAAACTTACTATTATTGCTAATGAACATTCTGTTTATGTAAACAATAAGGTTTTTAATCATTGAACTATTTAATAAGATGTTCTTATGAATAACAGTGATGTCGCAAATATTCTCAAACAGGACCTTGAGAGAAAAGAATTTATTGGTGTTAAAACCGAGATAGTTCTTTCTTCTCAAGGTTATGTTGTAAATGATAGTAAGACTTGTAAAGCTATTAGTAATCACATTCTTCAAGATTGTGTTGATAATTATGATTGTCTTACTGATGATAAATTAGAGACAGTTAGGTCTCAAGTAAATAACGTTTAAACAGTAAGCCGTATGGAAGAAATCAAGGTAAACCGCCCCGTAAAGGAATTTGCGGATAATGCAAATCCTAATACTGAACAACAAAAAAGTAATAGTACTGAAGAAATTCATCCAGAAGTACTTTATCTTACTATACCTTCAGAATGGACTTGTACGTATCATCAACTTATTAATTATGTTGCTGACTCAGGTAAAGCAATTATAGATGATTGTAGTTTTGCTTGTAAAGGTGATGGTAAGAAATTGTTCAACTGTTGGGGATTGTTTCAAAGTGCTTGTGCTGCTTATCAACAATCTGATTATACTAAAGCTAATTTTTATTATAATTATGTAAAGCAGCAACTTGAAGATTACTATAAGAATTTGGGTAAGCCAATTTATAATGGAACTAATTACTATCCAATTACTCCTGATGGTAAACTTAGAGCTCTTTGTAGTTGTAGCGGAAACAATTTTAAATTTACTGTAGATATTGAAACTGGTAAACTTTATCAACAATATTTAAATGATATAGATAACGGTGAAGTATTCACTATTGATGATAATGGTCATTTAAATGTTGAATCTAATAATAAAGTTTAGTCGATTTTAAAATTAGCAATTTCATTCACTCACGCATACATTTCGATACATCAAAACTCGCATAGACCCACTTTATTTTTGTTCTAAGCGGTTCACATACGTTAGGCGATTGATTATTCGTGAAACATGTTTGAGGAACGTAAATCTCAAATAAAACGTATTTTTAAATATCATATTATGAAACAATTTAGTAAAGACTTAGGAAATGTATCTCTTGCTCCTAAAGGTAAATGGAGTAGAGAACAAGAGTATGAAAGACTTGCTCTTGTTTATAATTCTTATGATAATCTTAGTTATGTTGCTAAGATTAATGTTCCTAGTAGAATAGATATTGACAATCGAGAATATTGGCAACCATTAAATGTTAGTGGTTATGCTGATAATAATTTCATTAATCTTACTACTGAAAACGAAAATGGTACAATTACTGCTTTTGATAGTATAGAAGAAGCTGTAGCTACAATTCTTCCTATTAATCGTAGAGCAGGTGCTACACTTAGTTTTTATAATCTTAATTCTGATAGACTTGACCGTCAAGCAGAATTTGAACTTTGGCAGTTTAATTCAACTGATTTAGCAAATTGGGAGAACAAAGATTATTGGAATAATATTTATTATAATTGGAATGTATTTGTAGGTTGGTATATTGACGCTGATGCTTTAAAGAATCATGTTAAACTTCCTGCTGTTGGTCAATATGCTTATGTTGGTTATAATCTTAATGATGCATTTTTGTATCAATGTAGAACTAATGGTATTTGGATAAATACAGGTACTAAAGTAAGAAATTATATATCTGTAGTAGTTAGTGGAAATATAACTATTGGAGATAATGGTAATTGGTTTAGTGATGGTAAAGATACTGGTATTCCAGCTACCCCTGTTGTTGATGAACAACTTGATAATATTAGTTTGCAGTTACAACAACATAATAAAATCTTAGAACATCAAACATTAATAAATAAGCAATTTGATAATAAAATACAAACTAATTTGCAAAATATAAATAAAAATATAGATGAAATTGATAAAATCAAAAAAGAACTTATTACATTTGTACCAATATCAAACGAGTTTATAAATAATTTATTCAATTAAAGTATGATAAATAATAAAAATTATGTAGATGATGATGTAGGTATTAAAACTTTTGCTAATAAAGTGAATAACCGACATTGTGACGAAGGAGTTCCCTCAAGCAATCACGGAGGAACAGATAACAGATATTAATAATAACAATTTAAAACAATAGATTATGCAATTTTTAGATTTAAATGGTTTAACTCATTTTTGGAGTAAAGTAAAAACTTGGGCTGGTAATAATTATTTGTCATTAAAAGGTGGCACTATAAATGGAGATGTTAATATTTCTAGAAATGTTTCAGCTCTACAGTTTAAAAAGACTAATGGTACTTCTACACAAGTTCTTATAGCAGATGGTTCAGTTAAAGGGATTAATTCAGCTAATGGTGTTGCAGGACTTGATTCACATGGCTACGTTCCATTAAGTCAATTAGGTAATCTTGATACTACAGTTGCAGAAGTGGTAACTGCTCTTCCTACAACTAATATTAAGAAGCATATTTATCTTATTAAAGATACTAGTGGTGTTTCACAGAATCAATATGAGGAATATATTTATACTGGTGATACCAGTGCAACTTATGATGCCTCAAAATGGGAGAAGTTGGGAGACTTCCGTGCTACAGTAGACCTTGCTGGTTATGCTAAAAAGAATGAAGCAATGTATAGTACAAGTGTTTCACATAACACAAGTAATATTAGCCTAGAATTTGATGATATAAATGGAGAGAGTCTCGCAATATTTGACCTAGAACAGGTTTCAGCAAGCTCAGCTGGTGTTATGATACCATCAGATAAAAAGAAACTTGATGGAATTGCAGAAGGTGCTAATAATTACTCTTTGCCAACCGCAAGTTCAACCCTAAAGGGTGGTATTACCCTTGGTTATTCGCAGAATGGTAAGAACTACCCAGTTGTGCTTGACACCACCGGCAAGGCATATGTTAACGTTCCATGGACTGACACAAACACCACATATGACTTGTCACCTTATGCTAAAAAGGTGGATACAGTTGACTTTAGTACAATTAGCTTAGACAGACAGGTTATCACTAATACACCACAGGGACTGAAGTACAAGCAGGTTATATTGTTTGCTTCTCTAGGTGGAAAAGGTGGGTCAATAGAACTTGAAGAGGCTGCATCTGATATATCAGGCTTAATGTCCATAAGAGACAAGAATAAATTAGATGGAATAGCTTTTGATGCAACTGCGGACAGTGCAATAACTACAGCAGAGATAGATGCATTATTTGCTTAATAATAATTTTAAAAATTAATTAATATGAAGTTTTTAGATTTAAATGGATTAAAACATCTTTTGACAAAAATAAAAGCAAATTTTGGTACAGTTATTGTTGAGAGTTCTCAAAATCCAAACATTCCATTTGTTGCAAATCATCAAATTGTTAATGTTAATCGCTCAGGTAATATCAACGTATATGATTGGTTTCAAAAGGCATCAAAAGGAGGTATCCTGGAAGTAGTCTTTGCAGGAGAAGTGATTGGAAGTTACACTTATTGCAATAACGGCAATATTAGCTACCTGTATCAAATGCAAGGAACATCACATGGTATGGGTATTGTTAACATTAGCTTTTTGAAAACAGATTACAATACCTATGCACGCTTAATTAAGATGGATGATGATAAACTTGTTGTTGCAACGTTTGTTCAAAACAAACAATAAAGGCTTTGTGAATAACTCTTGTAACTTTTAAAGAATCTGGAGAACTTCATAAAGCACTTAAAGAGCAGATACAAATTGCTACGAAAAGTAATAATCCTTGGATAAACATTTTGATGAAATCGATGAATATAGGTTCTTCTATTGATGAAATTATAACAGATGAACTTATTGACAACATGATTGATTCGATGTTAGGAAAGTAATAGAGTTAATATAGTAAATAAATTATGTAGTAAAGAAAGGAAGTGCTTATTTAGTACTTCCTTTTTAGTTGAGATTAAATGTATAATATGTGTCATTTTGTATATAATGTATAGTTCTTATGTTAAACTATTTTATAATTATAAACAAATTAATACAACATATTGAAAAGAATCTTATATTTGCAATTATTAATCATATTATTAACTTTTAAACAAATAAGAGTATGAATAGGAAAGAAACATTAATTTGGTCTATAATCGACAATGTGATTATAGCTTGTGATATTCCTAGAGCTGATGGTACTCATTCTATTAGTAGAGAAGATATTGTTGGTAAATCTAGAGAAGAAAATGTAGTTATGGCTAGAGCTTTAGTAGTTGAACAAATGGTTCATGCAGGTTTTACTATTACTAGTATAGCTTATATTTTAAATAGAACAGTTCAAGCTACTAGACATTTATTTAAGATGAGTACTGAGTTTTATCAAACTTCTAGAGCTTTTAGACTTGCTACTTCCGAAGCAACTCTTATGAATAAAGATGTTGACCCTATTTTTGTTTAAAAGAAAATAAGTAGAAAATAAAAGTGTTGTTATTGATATAAGTAATAACGATACTTTTGAACAAATTATTAAGATGGTAATTGGAATAAAATCCGATTACCATCTTTTTGTGTATATACCAGATTCTGTTTATCTTTGCAACGTACAAAATACTAGTTAACGTACAAATTAATCTTTTTATTAACTTAATAATTCAATAGTCATGGATGATTCTAAAATTTTTATGTTCCCTGATGGTGGAACTCGTCAGACTTCTAGTGATGTTAATAGTCTGCTTCCTTTACTTATGTGTAATGGAGGTCTTAACGGTGGCGGTAGTTGGATTTGGATAATCTTCTTGTTCTTCCTCTATCCTCTTATGCGTAATGGTGGACTGTTTGGTAACGCTGCTCAAAATGGTGGTGGTTGTCTTGGTCCTCTTGCTAATATGGTTAGTAATAATGACGGACGTGACCTGCTTATGCAAGCTATTAATGGTAACGGTGCTGCAACTCAAAGATTGGCTACTATGTTTGGAACTAAAGTTGATATGATTCAGGCAGCTATTTGTCAGGTAAACAATGGTATTACTCAGGTAGGTTGTAAGATTGATTCTTCTACTGGTGCTTTGCTTAATGCTGGTACTCAGAATACTATGACTCTTGCTCAACAATTAGCAAACTGCTGCTGCAACTTGAAGACTGCTATTAGTGATACTGCTCATCAATCTCAGCTTGAAACTATTCGTCAGACTGATGCTATTAAGGAATCTGTTGGTGGCGTAGGTAGTGCTGTAACTCGTGGTTTTTCTGATGTTGGTTATGCTCTTCGTGACCAGACTTGCAATTTGGATAAGTCTATTGGTGTTGTTGGTGATAGAATTATTGCTAGACTTGATGCTTCTGAAAAGTCTGCAATGCAGGATAAGATTAATGCTCTGCAAACGCAGTTGACTACCGAGCATCAAAGTGGAGTAATTGCTCAGCAAATTGCTGCTGCTGTAAATCCTATTGCTCAAGCTGTTAATGAAATTAAGTGTGCTCAGCCACAGACTGTAACAGTTCCTTATCAGCCATTCCAGGCAGTACCTAATTGTGTTGCTTATCAGTATGGTATGTATAATGGTGGTAACAATCTTAATGGTTTTTGGTTTTAAATTATAGGAGGTAATATTATGGCTTTTAATGAGTTCATTGGTAATCGTGGCGGTATACCTTTAGTAGCTGCTACTCAAACGACTGCTGGCAGTGCTACTGCTAATGCTGTTTTTAGTATGCCTAATCATACTTTCAGAGTTATGGGAGTTGCTGGTATAATGGTAATTAATTTTAATGCAGCTACAACTACTGCAACTGGCTTTGAAATGATGGTTAATAATGTCACTCTTCCTCTCTTGGCAAGTGATGGAGACCCTCTTACTTCTCTTACAGCAGGTCTTCATATTATAGTATTTGATAAACAAAATAATAAACTTCAACTCATAGTATAATGTTTTCAGGTCTTAATCAAGGTAGTCGAGTTTATATTTTAAACAAGACTAATGGTATAGAATTTAAGATTGGAGAAGTTGTTGGAAGTACTACACCTGTATTTGCTACCGATGGTACTAACATGATGGTTGTAAATTTAAAGGTTAAAGTAGATGGTAGTAATGTTGATTATAACAATATTCCAGCTAATAATACTTCTGTTAGTTACAACAATGGTAATCTTATTATTGCTGAAAGTAAACAAACTATTCAATCTGAAATAGAAGCTACTCTTCAACATGCTAATTATGTTGTTGAACATATTGAAGATTATAAAACTCAAATAACTAGATGTGAAGAAGTTCTTAAAGAACTTAATCCTCAATTTGCTAAAGATAAAGCACGTGATGAAAGAATAGCAGGTATAGAAACTGAGGTTGCTGGAATTAAAGGTGATATAGCTAAGATTCTGGCTGCTGTAACTAAATAATAAAATTATGATACTTATGGTACAACGTAATATGAATAAGTCTGAACTTAAAGAAAAGATTAGACGTATGAAGATGGAACTTCAGGAGTTGGAAGAAGCTCTTGATAAGTGTGACGATAGAGATAATCGCTATGACGAAGAGGAAAACTATCGAAGAAATCATGATTATGATAGACGTGAACATGATTATGAAGACAGAGATAGAGAATATGGTCGTGGTCGTTATGGCAGGTATTAATTGAAATCCGCCCTGTAAAAGGCATGTATGAGTCAATACCTTTTACGGGGCGGTTATAACAACTAGAGTTATGAACGTAAAAGAAGGTTTTGATGTTTATGATGAACTTCCTGAAGATATGATAGCTTATCTTAGATATAATGGAAGACATTTTAATAGAAGACTTGTTGAGTTTGCAACTAGTAAAATGACTACTAGAGATTCTAATGGAACAGAAGTTCCTCTTGAACCTATATCTAAAGATAAACTATTCGATATGATGAAACAAAATGGAGTTTATCTTGATAATAACGATAATCCTTATGATGCAGTATTTGCAGCCAATATGTGTAAAGCTGATTATCTTGGAAGTAGTATTACTGATGAAAAACATTTATGTTTATATGTTAAAGATGTTATTGATGATGTAGATGGTTATGATGGAATTGTTTTTAATCGTTGGTATGCTGATATGTGTCGTAAAGGAGTTCAAATCGATTGGTATGAATGTAGGTAACATTAATAATTACTATTCTTTATTATAGCTTTCAAGTTAAGAAATTATCTTAATTTGAAAGCTATTTTAGTTTTTATTATTATCTTTGCAGGCATATTAGTGCTGATAATAATCAATTAGTATAAATAAACAATTATGGAATTAATAAATCAAATACTTCAAACTATTATTAATAGTTTTGATGTTGCTTATTGTTTAGTAGTTAATTTTCTAACTTATATTCTTATAAGTAGTATTATTAGTGTAATACATAAGCAAATTACTAGAGTTTGGAAACGTGTGATACTATGTATTAGTATTGTTATAGTTAGTATTGCTTATGTTAATTTTGGTAGTATTGATATAAGAGTTTTAATTAATAGTATTATACTTGCCCCAATAAGTTGGAGCTGGGTATTTAAACCTATTGCTAAACGAATGAATTGGGATTATAAAGATTTTGATAACAAACTAAATAATTAAGTTATGAATATTGATAAAATTTATAATGCTTTGCAAAGTCTTCCTTTGCCGATAGAGCAAAAGACTCTTCTTATTGAAGCTTTTACAAGTGGAGAATCAAACATTCAACAACCTGAAGTTCCTCAACAAGAAGATACTAGAATTGAAGATTTGACAAAAGAAGTTGAACAACTTAAAGAATCAGTTGAGAAACTCACTAGTCAATTAAGTGAGATTGTTCTTCCAGTTAGAGCTACTAAAGACGATGAAGGTTTAGTTAGAGCTATTAGCAATATCAAGAACCTTGAAGTTAGTACTGCTACTATTCCAACAATAGTTGGAGCATTTAATACTTTGCTTCTTAATCTTAGAAGTGCTGGAATTATTCAAATGTAAGCCTTGCTTCTACTAGATACGTTTGTGTCCGTGCCCCTAATGCTAGTAATAGTGTTAGGGGTTTTTCGTATCCTGGAGTTACTAAAGATATTAATAATATAATTAACAATAATACTTCTAATCATAATCGAATTTCGATTAGGCATTTGCTTGCGTTCTCCCAACTTCATGTGTATCAGCCGATTAATCAATCACAACCGCCGTCCGACACGATTTGTGTGCGCACACAATGGCATATACGTGGGCGTTTGAGATTTGGATAACTGCTTGAAAATGATTATATTTGCATGCGTAAGGAATAGAAATTTATGTTAAATAGATTGATAATTAAATTACTTGGTATTGATAGGCTTAGACATAATGTTCCTTATAATGGAGTTAATAATGTAACAATTAAAGTTATGAGTAGTAAACAAGTTAATAGAATTAGACTTCCAACTTGTGAAGTTGAATAAGATGTAGTTAATATACTTATTCTAGCCGCCCCGTAAAGGATATGTAGATTTAAATAAAGTTCTAAATAACCATTTGCTAAAATTCCATAAGTACATACCTTTTACGGGGCGGCTTTAAACATTTAATAATTTACGTATTAATATGAGTAGTATTGCACAATTAGTTAGTGAAATAGCTCATAGTTATGGTCAACCTAATAATCATTCTCTAAGAGAAAAGATTAGAAGTATAATCGTTCACACTAGAGCTGAGATTATTAGAAGAAGCTATGAAAATCATAACTATGTAGATAAACTACTTACTCAAAGATTTAAAGTTACTTTGACTAGTGTAGTTGATGGAGATTTTGAACTTCCAGAAGAACTTCAAGATATTCCAATAGATAAAATTAAAAGAACTAATCAAAAGGTTCCAAGACCTATTAGACTTACTAATAATCTTCCTTTTGACAGAGTTAGTACAGCAGGTTATCGTACCAATAGAGAACTTCCTTATATTAAAGAAACTACTGCTAGATTTCGTGGAAGTGTTCCAGGTTTATGTGGAGCTATTGCTTATGATTATATTAATGAATATATTTATTTGTTTCCTCCTGCTAATGATAAGCCTATTAGTATAGGTGCTATAGTAATAGAATCAAGTTTTGAACAACCAAATCAAATTGCTGATATTAATGGTGAACTTACATTCGAGAATAAAATCTATGATGATAACGAATGGTTACTTAGTGAAGATATGGTTGGTCAAATTAAAGATATAATATTTAAAAGGGATTTATTAAATCAAAAACATGAAACTGATGAAATCCCTAGTACAATAAAATATGATTAATTATGCCAATAAAAGTAAAGAAGTCTATAAACGTTCCTCAATACTATAAAGATTTTATTGAAGAAAACAAAATTAAACGTGAACGTGCAAGAATAACTGTAGATGAATTAACTTCTACTATTGCTGCTAAACGTTCTGCTATTGTTCCTGATGTAGATAAATTTAAATATCCAGTAATAGATTATCCTGAGTTTCAACAAAACAAATATATTAATGGTCGTCTTGAAAATGCAGCTAAAGGTATGTTTGAAGATGAATGTAAAGACCCAGAGATGAAACATCTATGTTTTAGACTTGTTGGATATGCTGTAGATTTGAGGAAGATTTACGAAGAAACAGAAAAGATTAGACTTTATAATAAGATGATTAATATTTCTTTAAAAGAATATAAGCATATAGTTAAAGTTTACTATAATGCTGTAGAAAGAGAATTGATTCTTAATGGAAATGGTTATCGTCTTGAAGATAAACTTGGTTGGATTTGTATCAATCGAGTTCTTAATACTGGAGCTAAAGTTTGTGACTTTCAAGCAACTAAAAGAAATAAAGAAAAACTTATTGCTGAAGGTAAACAAATTTACAATAAAGATGATGCTGAGTATTGTAGAGAACACGGTATCGAATACGATGCTGTCGATGCTACTGTTTACAAAGCTGATGAAGTTTGGTATGAATATTGTTTATTAGGTTCTAAAGTACAAGGTCGTACTTTGTGTTTTAAAGCTATTGATACTAAAGATATTAAACTTAGACCATATTCTAATGAAGAACTTCTTAAACTAACAAATAATGATGTAAATAAAATTATGGATTTAGATGTTTCTATGAAACACAAATTCGTTTTATGTACTCAAGCAGATAAAACATTATACACTAAATTTATTAGAAATGAAGAACAAAAAAAGAGTCTCTATGGGACGTATAGTAGGAAAGGTAGACAACGACTTTAATCTAAGTGAAAGTGATTGGATTCCTCGTGCTGCTGCTTGGATAATAGATGCGCTTAGTCAAATGAAGTGTCTTCCAACTGAACTTAAAACTCGTAAGGTTGAAGTTAGTGGGAGAATAGCTATTTTTCCTTGTCAATTAGATACTAGTGAACTTAAAGTGTATGACCATAATGGTTGTGAAATAAAAGAAGCTGGAGTTAATATTCCTTGTTGTGGAAATGTTAATTCAGCTTCTTCTGTCGTTAAAGAGATTGCCGTTATTGATGATAATAATAAAACCGGAGTAGACTTTATGAAAGTTGGAACTATTATTAATAATGATAATCGAAATTATGTAGTAACAGATTGTAATCATATTGAACTAAATTTTGATACTGATTATATTGTTGTTACAAGTCGTGAAGTTAAAACATATTATGATGAATATTATGATTGCAATGTTCCTTATATTTACGATAATGGTCTTCTGTTGGAAGCTTTAAGTTATTATATACTTTATAAGTATTTAAGCAGAGGAAGTAAACATCAAGTTTATAGTTTAACAAGTAATAGTCCTGTTACAAATCCATATCTCCAATGGAAAGAATTAAAGAGTAAAGCTATTGCTTCTGTTCGTAATGATATTTATAGTGATGAAGGTTGGAGAAACTTCTTCTATAATTCAACGTTTGACCCAAGAAGATAATTATGGAAATAGTACCAAAACTTGATTTAAATAGAAATCCAAAAGAAGTTAAGTGTGGTAGTTTAATTGCTGCTAAAAATGTTATGACTGACGATAGTGGTAGTTATTTTACTAACGAATATGGATTTGGAGTTTCTTTTGAAACAGACACTGATGATGAAGATTTAGATACTTCTAATCATCCTAGTGAATACATAGTTGGTGTAATTCCATGTAATAAAGAAATTGTGATATTTACGTATTCTGCTTATGAAGAAAAAGCTAGAATTTATCGTAAACCTGATGAAGGTAGAGCTTATGAGGTTTCTACAAATTGGGAATATCATGGTGGAAAGATTACTGGTAGTTATACTTATAACTATAAAGGTGAATTAATAATTGTAGTAGCTGAAAGTGATGCTGTTGATTTGAATAATAATAAAATTCATGTTCCTCTTAAAACGTGGAATCTAAATACAGGTTCTACCGGTCTTGAACATGGTATTGAAGAAAGTATTCCAAAAGCTAAAGTTAGTTATGATATTACTAACGGTTCTCTTAACTGTGGAGTTTATACTTTCTTTATTCGTTATCAGATTGACGATTACAATTATACAAAATGGTTTCAGATTACTGATGATATTATTATTATAAATGATGAAGGAAAAGATGTTCCTATTCATAACTTTCTTGATAGTAAATCTGCTCTTACTCGTTACAACACTGACGGTAATGGTAATCCTACTACAGAATTTGAACCTTTCTTAGTAAATGGTAATGATAAGTCTAATAAAGGAGTTTACTTTACTCTTGACATAGATAAGAATTATAAATTTACTAAATATCAAATAGGTTATATTGTTAAACATAATGATGCTGTTGACGGTAGAATATTTAATACTTATTCTATTGATATAACTTCTTTAATGTTTAATACTAATACTTATATTGAAGAAGAAAGTGTTGACGAAATGCTTCGTGAACCAGTTCAACTTTATGATGTTAAGAATGTAATTAATTACAATAATAGAATTTATGTAAGTAATTATAATGAAAATCTTAATGAAGATTTAACTGGTAATAGTAAAAATGTTCATGTTGATATTGAAACTAAAAATATTTCTGATTATAGTAAATCAGTTGTTACTACTAAACAGTTGATTATTACAACTAATTTTGCTATTGGAAATTCTACTTCTGTAAATGATGTTTGGGCTGCTGATAAATATACTGTTAGTAAAAGTGAAGACTTAACAGAATATGTTATTAAACCAGAATATATAACAGAGTTTATTAGAAAGTTCTTTACTTCTGCAATTAAAGTATTTGGCTATGGAAGTACTATTAGTATTGACCATGATAATATTGAAAACCTTCCTAATAATCCTAAGAATGAACCTTATATGACTAGAAGTAGATTCTCTTTATATATAGGTAATGTTAGTGAAGGTTCAAAGCAACAAGTTGCTATTTATGATTCCCATACTCAAAAAGCTATTAATATTAGTAACATAGTTGTTACTAATGGTTATATTGTAATGACTATTAATGGGAACAAATATTTAATGAATAAGAGTACTGATTTTCAAGTTTTAATTGAACAGGATTTATTCTTTAGAAATGGTTCTACTATAACTCAACGAGCTTTTTATAATCAGACTTTACTTGGTAATCCTCCATATACTTATACTATGGGATATGGAATGAATAGTTCTGCTTATGAAGCTACTACTATTAGTTCTAATAATCATACTTCTCCATTTAATAATTTTAGAAGTTTAATTCCTGGTCAGATTTATAGTTTCTATATTCATTATATTAGAAAAGATGGTTCTGCTACTAATGGATTTATAGTTCAAAATGAAGTTGATGAAGAAAGTACTCAATCTATTTCAGATAAAGAAGCTGATACTGGAGCTAAGTTTGATGTAGTAGTAAATAATGTTGGTAATAAGTTATTTAGAGTTCCTACTGTAGCTAACGATAATATACTTATATTTCCAAGATTTAAAGTTGATGTAATTCCTTCTAATTATATTGGTTGGTTCGGTTCTTATGAGAAAGTTGAGGATATGGCTTATCCTTGCACAGTTCTTAATGGAGAATTAAATGGACATAGATTTACTGTTACTAATACAAACTTTGAGTATAAAGAAGATTCTATTCAAGGAAATAAGTATTTCTTTATTAAATCTGATTCAATAGGAAATAATGATACTGAAAGTTTAACTAGTCATATTAAACCTACTATTCATCCTAATATTTCTTTTGGAATTGTTCCTAAAGGCAATGTTGGCGATAAACTTGTAGTTTATAATGATAATAAAGACGTTTATAATAAATCTGTTAAAACTCTTTATAGAGTAACAGACAATAATTATGAAACTGGATATAGCAAAGATAATCATAAATATACTCCTGGTTTTTATAATCAAGATAAGATAGTTACTTACAATAAAGAAATCATTGCTAATCCTACTGCTTCATTTGTTTTAAATACTAATTCTCAAAAGTTAAATGGATATACTATTAGTATGAATAATAGTTATAGCTATAATAAATATCCTACTAATGCTTATTCTATAAAACAAGATTATAATGAAGGAGCAGTTTCTTTGACTAATGAAGAAGGTAAATCTTTAGGAGTTTATTATAATAAAGTTCTTAGTCCTGATAGACTTAGAGATTTTCTTGAATTAAAGGAATGTTATAAGTCTGCTCCATTAAAGAGCTATACTAATTACAGTAAAGACTATATTGATTCTTTTGATAAGACTATTCGTAGAAGTGATGTAATTTCTGATGAAAGTCTTGTTAATGGTTTTAAGAATTTCGATGTTGAACAATATAAAATCATAACTGAAAATAAAGGTAGTATTACTAATATTGTAGGTATTGGTCTTTATATGTTAGTTCATACTCAATATAGTTTATTTGTATTTGATAGAACTCCAAAACTTACACAAAAGAGTCAACTCGAAGTTCCAGATGTATTCGATATTGATTATCAAGAAGTTCTTCCAAGTAATGAAGGATTTGGTGGTCTTGCTAAAAAAGAAGAATCTATTCTTAGTAAACATGGATATATTTGGTTTGATTCTGTAAATAAAGTTATATTCAAGTTTGAAAATGGTAAAGCTGAAATTCTTTCAACTAATATAAATAACTTGATTAAATCTCTCGATATAGATTATGTTGTATTCGGAGAAGATTTGAAAACTAATAGATTGCTCATTTGTATTTGGCTTAATCAAACGATTGATGGAAATCCTCATAAAAACCAATACTATATAACGTTAAGTTATAACTTTAATCTTAATGATTATATAAGTCTCCATGATTATGCTTTTACTGCTAATTATAGAACTTATAATAATAGTTATTTCTTTAATGAAAAAGTTGATAGAGCTAGACTATATGAGTTTGATGAATCTGAAACTGATTACAAAAATCTTGCTAGCGTTAATAATGTTTTATATCCAACAATATATACTAAATAGATATGGGTTTACAAAGATTAACTGGTGTAGGTATTTCTAATATCTATTATGAAGAAAATGGCAATATCCGTTTAACTTATTATATAGACGGAGACCCTATGTCTGGAGCTGGAAAAGTTAATATTACAATAGAACGTGATAATATTCCAGTTGCAAAAGGTGATGTTGAAGCATCAATGCCGCTTGGTAGAACCTATATAACTACAACTGTTCCGTTGAGTTCTAGAGTTCCTGGGTCTACACATAATATTAAAATTACTGGTACAAAAAATGGAGTTGTTAGAACTGCTAGTAAAAGTAATACTTTTCCGGTTCAAGCGGATTTAGATAAAATAGATATTAACTTTACTCATAGAGAAACTATTCCAGAAAAGATATTAACTGATACTTTTTCTTTTATTAATATTGGTAATTTCGGTGGAGTAAGATTTGCTATTGATGAAGATGTAACTGATAGTAGTACTAAATATGAAACAAACTCTATACAAACTATAGCAAATGACGACAATAAGAAACATGTTATTAATTATAGATACAAATGTGGAGATTTAGTTACTACTAAAAGTTATACTGTTGACCATAGTACAAGTGAACCTGAACATAGAGTTCCTTATGTTTATCCAAATCCTGTATTAACTCAAGTAGATAATAACCATTATGAAATAAGTATTCATGATTTTACTAATGATGGTTCTAGATATGGAGTTACAGATACTAGTAAAATTAAAGTTCGAGTAATTTATAACAATAAGTATATAGACTTTGATTATGCTAATTTTACAGATTGTAAATTAAATGTAGAATTAAATTATAGTACTAAGATTACTTGCTTTGTTTATAATACTGAATATGATACTGATAAATCAGAAAATGTAATTCTTAATTTTGTATATAAACTGCCTGAAGTTAAAATGATTATTCCTGATATAACATGGACTGCTAACAGAAGACCTAATGGTGAGATTGTAAAAACAGGAGTTTATATTAATACAAGATTTCCTGAAATTATTAATTTAAATTCTGTTGAATTTCCAAATATAAATAAACCTGACGGCGATGGTACATTATATACTATATATACTATAGATGGAAGTATTCCTAATATAAATAATACAGAAGCAAAATTAACGGAAAATACTAATTTATCTATTGGTAAAAATTGTATTGCTTACTTTAGAAATGTATTTATTTATAAGGATAAAAAAAGAAATCCTACATATTCAGATTCTGTAAGATTTGTATACAATGTTAGAGGAGAAGGAAATCCTTTTTATTTTGATTATAAAAAACCAAGTTTGGAATCTCCCAGTAATATCTGTAGTTATCTTGATGTTATTTATAATAACGATTATAATAATTCTAAGTCTCTAGAATCAATTAATTATATTCTTAATTATTTTGATAATAGATATTCTTTAGATGCTAAAAATATTTATAATGTAGCTGAAGATGGTTTAAGACGTAGATATGCTGGTTATTATCTTGATGTTTACACAGATGAAACTCAAGCTATAAATCTTAAACTTAGTGATGGTTCTAATGATACTGATGAAAATAATAAAGATTCTTTTAATCATTATGATGATTATAAGTTTGCTAAGTTTGATAAAGGTAGTTGGAACTTTAATTACTTTAGAAATGGTTTTAATGGAGATAATAATGAATTAAGTAAAGATGAACTTGCAAGAGCTTGTAATTATATTTATTATAATCCAAGTACTAAACAAAACGAAGTTCATACTATTACTGAAGAAGATTTAAAGAAATCTCCATTATATAAGTCCGATAATAGAAGTTTAATTTATGGAAAGTATATTGTTGCTAGATTTATATTTAATAATGATGATGCTACTCATAGATTTAAACTTGAAAATATAACATTTAATACTCAACAATATTAATTATGACAAAGAAATGTAATAGATTAAGAGGTGAACGACCTAAAGCATTTTGGGGTGCTTTAGTTGGTGGTGCTATGAATTTAATTGGTAGTGCTATTAGTTCTAAGTCTCAAGCTAGAGCTATCAGAAGACAAATTGAAGCTCAGAAAGAAGCTGCTCGAACTCAACTTGAGTTAGCTAATAATAGTAATCTTGCTAGTACGTTGAATAGTTATGCAACTGCTACAAGAAGTTATAATGATGAAGATGATTATAATTTAAAGTATCGTCTTGGTGGTAATAAACGTTTAGGAAGTAATAGAATTTATATTACTGATGGAGGTAATGCCACTAAGATTGGAAATGATACATATCTTTTACGGGGGGGTTCTCACGAACAAACCAATGAGACTGGTCAAACTGGTATTGGTATTAATGTTGGTGGAAATGAAATTGAAGCTGAAGGTGGTGAAGTTGCTCAAAAGAAGAATGGTGCTCTAAGAATCTTTAGTGCTCAACCTATATTAGGAGGAGTTAGTCCTGCTCAAGCAGTAATGAGTGGAGCTAGTAAAGATAAAGTATTTAATGCTCAGCAACAGTTTAAAAGAAGAAATCATCTTAGTGATGGTGGAGGTAAGGCTAAGCATGGTACAGAAGTTCCTTACAAACGTATTCATATAAATGAAGATGGAACATTTACAGACACTTTAACTGGTAAAAATTATAATACTTCTGCTACAAATGGTGAAGATGTAGTTATTACAGGTAAAGCAAATCATTGGAAAGAAGCTGGTAAAAAAGATACTAGTTCTTACTTTGACCCAATGGGTGCTGTAAATTTTGCTACAGCTGCTGGTGCTCCTATTCTTAATGCTAATCCTAGTAATATTGTTGGTTCTATTCGTAATAGTAAAAATGCTAGTGATTTTATTAAGCATTATATGATGCAAGATACTGGAGGTTTTGTTAATACAAAATGGGCTAAAGAACACCCTTATCTAAGTTTAGGTATTAATACTATTGGTGATATAGGCTTAGGATATGGTTTAGGTAAAACAGGTGTTGGTCTATATAGACTTAGACCTAGTAATTTACGTAAACATATATTTGAAAATATATCTCCAATAGGATATGATAAACCTATTCCTAGAATAAAAGAAGCGTTTAAATCGGCTTTAAGTGGTGCAGAAGCAGATATTGATAATCCTTCTTGGTTTAATGATAAATCTGCTCAAGATTTAAATACTTATAATGTAGGTATCACAAAAAATATGTTTGGTCCACATGCTTTAGAAGCTAGGTTTGATGCTTGGAGAAAATATTTAGGTCTTCCTCAAAAGTTTAATACTTGGACTGAATCTCCTATTGTTAAAGGTGCTTATACTGATGCAAAAGGTATATCCAATTTGAAAGTTTTACCTAAAGACCAAAGTGTTGATTTTATAAATAGTGCTGGTGGAAATGTAGCAAATAATATTGAAGAATTTACTACTAGAGGATATAATGGACAAAAATATGGAGTAAGTCATATTAGGGATACTTGGGATTTACAACCTTGGAGTAGATTAAGAGGAAATATAATAGAAGATAAAGTAATTAGACCTTTATACAATAGCACTATAGGTAAAGTTAATAGAAAGTTATCAAGTGGTTTACATAAAATTATAAACAAATATGGCTATGATAATGAAGCTATTCAAAAATATTTAAATGAAAATGGTGAAGAAGCATTAAATAATTTATCAGATGTTATTGAATACTTTGCAGATACTAAATCTATAAAAGGTAAGTTAGCGCATAAACTTTCAGGATTAGATGATGTATTAAACGATAAAGCTTATTATACTATAAATAAAGATAGCAAATTAAGTAAACTTACAAATAAACTTAGTAATAAAATTAAAAACTTTGAAGCTAGTAGTTTACTTCCTGGAGCAAAACCTTTTAAAATAGCTTATGATATTCCTTGGACAAATGAAGTATTTCCTAATAATGAAATGGTTAAAGGATTTAATATGATTGATACATTACCTACAGAAGCATATAGATATAAATTAAAAAATCCTTTATTAGACTATACATATCGTCTTGGTGGTCGTATTAAACTTAGAAATGGTGGTTTAACTTCTAAAGATAGAGGTTCTTCTAAACATCCATATCCTTCTGTATCATCTAAAGATTTTGCAGGTGGTGGTAGAAGTTATCCTATTCCAACTAAAGCTGATGCTATTGATGCTTTAAGACTTGCTGGTCTTCATGGAAGAAGTGATGTTAAAACTAAGGTATATTCTCGTTATCCTGAACTTCGTCATAAAGCTAGAATTGGTGGCAGTTGGAAAGCTCCAGTTTACAACACTAATAAATATAGAGTTTCCAATCGTATGAGAAGACAAATAGCAACTTGGGAAGGTTCTGATTTTGCAGGTCAAAATAGAAGATTTAAAGGTGATGCTATTGGTGCTAAAGAAAGAGAACTTAGACGAATGATGGGAAGAACTTATAATTATCTTAACGATAATCAAAGAGATTCTCTTAATAGTATTTATTATAATAGTCGAGTTGATACTTTCAAAAATGCTTTTGGAAAATGGTTTAGAAATTTAAATAGTGCAGTAGATAGAGGTGATGAACGTGCATTCAACAATAGTCTTGCTGGTATTAGACAAAGTATGACTGTTGGTGAAAATAGAAAAGGTATGAGCGGTTTAGCTAAACGTAGAGCTTGGGAAAGAAATTGGTTTGGTAATCCTATTCCAATGGTTAGTAATGAAACTAAAGCTATTCTTAAACAACAAGCTGAAGCTGGAATGGTTCAACCTACAGATAATACTAGAGTTGTTATTCAACCTGAGTATATTGAAGTTCCTGCTCCTGTTGGTCGTGGTATTGTTCCAGTAGATAATCCAGACCCTAATTTATTGCAAGGTAATATTAAAGATAATTTAATTAATATGGGAAATAAATTTAGATTAGGACAAAGATGTGGTGGAAGCACTAGAATGCGTAAAGCGTTAGGTGGTGAAAGCCGCCCCGTAAAAGGTATGAGACGTAAACTTGCTTGGGGTGATGTAACTTATCCTTATCGTAGAAATAATAATTTTGATTATTGGGATATTATAGACCAAGAACAAAAAGCTAACGATAAAGGTGGTATAAGTCCTTGGACATCATCTAATAAATACGATGTTAAAGTACCTTACGCAATTACTAAGAGTACTCCTACTATTCCTTATACAAGTCAAGTTAGTACTCCAACTGCAAAACTTGCAACTAATACAACTATTCCAACTTATACTGGTAATAAGTCAGGTATGATAATTCGTGATGCTGATTGGTATGGTCTTGGAGCTGATTTACTTTCTAGTATTGGAGGAAGTATTCTTGGTTTGGGTGCTTATAAAAACTTAGATTTTGATTATAATCTTCCAAACTTTATAGAAGAAAGTCCAGTTGCTCTTAATACTACTTATCATAATGAAGCTCAAAAATCTAATGTTGAACGTAATCGTTTAAATAGTAGAAATAGTATTCTTAGAAATACTATGAGTGGTAGTACTGCTGTTGGTCGTATGCAAGGTGTTGATACTAATGCTTTATATCAACTTAATCAACTTGCTGATGAAAAGACTAATAAAGAAACTGAACTTATGAATCAGAATCTTTTGAACGAACAACAAGTTAGAGCTAGAAATGCTGCTGCTAGAAATCAGTATTATAACACTGTTGCTAGTATTAAGAATGCTGCTATTCAAGCTAAGAATGAAGCTGAACTTGCTAAGGGTCAAATTCTTAGCGGAAGTCTACAAGGTATTGGAAATAGTTTCCAAAACTTTATTAGTCAAGGTCGTCAAAATTATGATGATACTCAAGCTATGCTTATGGGAGTTGCTGCTTCTGATTATGCTACTCCATCTAGATTACTTGAACTTGGTGTTGATGTTGGTGATGATGCTGCTCTTGCAGGCATTTATCGTTCAGCTATGAATATTCCAAATCCAGGTGCTAGACCTAAGAGAGAAGACTATTCAGATAATACTGAATACAGTTATGCTCTTACCAGATGGGAGAATCAGAACAAAGCATACCAAAGAAGAAATAGTTATGCTGATTTAATCAAAGGTAGAATGAGTAAAAAGAACCTTATCAAATACGGTATTATTTAAAATAAATAAATAGTTCTAGTGAAATTTTGTTCACTAGAACTTTTATCGTATATTTGCATTAGTAATAATAAAAATAAATAGATATGCCAAACGTAATCAATTATGGAAATCCTGTTCCATTAAGAACTCCTCATCGTAGAAATGTAGAGGCATTTACAAATGCTCTTAATAAAATAGATGAGAAAGCTAAAGAGAGTTTACAAACTCAGAATCAAATTAAAATGGCTTTAGCTAATTTAGATATTAATGCTGCTGAAGATAGTTGGAAAGCTGGATATGTTAGAAATATTCAGAATCAACTTGATGATGCTGCTATTTATGGAGATTATTCTCGTAGTCTTAATACCGCAAGAGAACTTGCTGGTCAAGTAGCTTCTGACCCTGCTGTTCTTGGAAGAGTTAGAGCACAAGCTGCTTATAAAACTTTTATGGATAATCTTGATAAGAGACAAGATATTACTCAAGACGTTAAGAATTGGGCTAAAGATAACAATCCTTATCATTATCAAGACCAAGTAGATAAAGAAGGACATATTATTGGTGGTACAAATTGGGAACCAAATAGAACTCCAGTTAGTACTGTCGATTTAAGTAATCTTATGACTAAAGCAAAACAATGGGTTGCTGTTCATAAAGGTAGCGGAGTTAGTGATATTAAATATGTTGATGCTGATGGTAATCTTACTTCTGACCCAGGTAAAAATTTTTATGGTTTAGCTTATAAGAAATCTGGTAGTTGGGAATATGTTAGCGAGAAAGATTTAAATGATGCTCTTAAATCTGCTATTGATACAACTCCTGGTGCTAGAGCAAGTCTTCAACAAGATTATGATGTTGCTCTTTGGAAATATAATAAAATGACTCCTGAAGAAAAGAAGAAGAATATTGATTCAGATATTACTGAAAATGGTCTTCTTCTTAATCCTGAAGAATATCTTGCAAAGAGAGTTAAACCTGGTATTCATGCTATGAGTTATTATAATAGTGGTTCGGATATAGAAGTTGGCAGCGGTCAGGCGGAATATAGAAAAGATGTTGCTGCACGCCAAGCTGCGGCTCAACAAGCTGCTGCATTAAATATGAATCTTGATGCTACAAATGAAGGTGCTGCTATTGATGTAGATGTTCCAGATATTATTGGTACAACTAAAGCTGGTCTTGATGAAACTCTTAATACTCTTAGGACTTTATTCCCAAGACTTTCTAGAAGTAATGCTTTCCAAAGAGGAGTTAGAAAAGGAGATTATGATGGACTTTCTAGTCTTTGTCGTCATAGTATGACTAGTAAAGACCCAGTTGTAAGACATCAAGCTAGACAAGCAATTACAGCTTTAAGAACTTATGGTAATCAATATAATCATTATGTTGCAGGTCTTGGTGATGAAGAAAAAGACGCTGTAGAATTTGATGCTGCTAGACGTTCTGGTTCTAGATTACCTGCAAATAATGAGTTTACTAGAGAATATAATCAACAAATTAATCATTTGTTTAATAATGGAAAGATTAGAGAACTTGGTTATAAATGTTATGATGATGAACAATATAATGCTATTTCTCAAGCAATGGATTGCCATTCTGAATCAGATTGGAGAAGAAAAGGATTTAGAATTACATCTATAAATGGACAAAAGACTATTGCTTTTGATAAGAATAATACTTGGCTTTCTAAACTTAGTGATAGTGTTGATTCTTCTATGGGATTTTGGAAAGGTATTGGTAGTAGTTTTAGTAATGCTATTACAGGAGGAGGAGCCGGAATCGTTGATATGAGCAATGGAACGAAAGTTCGTAATGCTGCTGGTACATTTAAAAATCTTGGAACAATAAATGTTGCAGGTATTGATATTTTAAATCCAGCATCTAATAGCCCTGCACAAGCTGCTTCTTGGAGAGCTAATACAATAAATCAACGTAGAGGTTTCGGTAAAGTTCCAGTTAACTCTAAGATGTATAGTTCTACTCTTGATAGAAATGCTTTATTTGATAAATATACATCTGGACAAATTGATGAAAAGACTTATAATATAGGTCTTGCTAAAATTACTCACGATGAAGATAATCTTACCAACCCAAGTTTATTAATGAATGCTGCTTTGTATATTGATGGTAAACGTATTCCAGAAGATGAAAAAGCTCAATATATTGAAGCTATAACTCAAGCTAAACAAGAGAACGTTCTTAATATAACTGTTGGTAGAAATCACGGTTTAGCTCAAACTGTTACTGAGTTTAATATTGGTAAAGCTAAGAATAGTACTCCACAAACCATTACAATGGTTGGAGCTAACGGTTCTACAGTTCTTCAAAGTTACGAAAGAAATACTTCTACTTTAGCTAGAGATGAAGCTACTCAATTAAATATTAGTGGAACTTCTAAATCGTTAGGTAACGGAGCTACTATTAGTAATGTTACAAATAGTAATGCTCTTTATACTAATGCCTATGGTAAACGAACTGTTATTACTAGAAGTCAAGCTGAGAATATTTTAAGACGAGAACTTAATCGTCAACAAATAGCTGATGCTTTATATACAGGAGAAGATGAGAATGTTATAGCAAGTGCTATTGCTAAATCATTAACTGAAACTGGAGAGCCAGTTAATAATATTACTGTAGCACAAGAATTTAAATTTATTAAAGATAACTATTAATATGGATTTTGAAGAAATAAAAAATATGGCTACTAATGGTGCTAGTTATATAAATCCTAGCCCTAGTAAAAGTAAGAAGAATCCAAGTCCTAAAATACTTAGTACAATAGACCCTATAAAGATTGCTGAATTAGCAACTGGTTTTGCTGATAGAGAAATCAATGAAGGTCTTACTAGCGGAAAAGTTCTTACTAATCAAGCTGATAAAGCAGACCAACTTCGTCATTATGGAGTTACTCCAAATGCTAGCATTGTTGACGTAGATAAAGTTCTTGCTGAATCTCAAAGTAATCTTCGTAAGTTAGGTTCTGCTGTTAGTCAAGCAGTAGTTAGTGAAATTGGTCTCGGCACTGTAAGAGGTGCCGCAGACCTCTTTGACTTTATAGGTAATGCAGTTACTGGAAATCTTGCTAATAATGATTATACTAATCCAGTTAGTGAAAAGATTCAAGAATGGCAGGATTACTTTAATACAGAAGTTGCTCCTATTTATGCTGACCCAAATTTAGATATAACTAATGGTGGCTTAACTGATTTTGGTTGGTGGGCAAGTAATATGCCAAGTATTATGAGTTCTGTTACTTTGTTGCTTCCTAGTACGGCTGCAACTAAAGGTTTACAATGGTTAGCTAAAGCTTCTGCTGCAAGTAAACTTGGAACTGCTACTCGTAACGGAATTAAAGCTTTTGTTGGAATAGATAGAGCTCTTAGTAAAGAAGGAAGAACTTTGAATAAATTTCAACAAGGAGTTAAAACTCTTGTAGACGCTCCTATTAATGGTCTTGGTGCTAGAACTGGACGATTTGTAGAAACAGGTTTAAATGCCGCTTTAAGTAGAACTATGGAGAACTATCAAGAAGCACAAGGTGTATATAGTGACGTACTTAATACAGCTACTGATACACTTAATAAAATGACTCCACAAGAGTTTACAGAATTTGTAAATAAGAATCAAGATATTTATGATGAAGCTGGTGGTGATAATGCTAGTAAAGAAGATATTGCTAGAGTTATTGCTCAAAAGTCTGCTAATCAAGACTTCCTTACTAACTATGTAAATATTGGTTCTGATATTCTTCAATTATATGGTTTACGAAATATGTGGAAAGGTTTAAAGAATGGAGTTAGTTCTTCTACTTTAACTTCTGCTGCTCGTAATGCTAGACGAACACTTGGTAAAACTCCTGAAGAAATAGCTGAAATGGAAGCTAAACAATCTTTTTTAAAGAAAGCTGGTCAAAAAATTCTTGATAAAACTTTAGATGAAAAGACTGTTATTGCTGGAGAACTTAGTGAAGGTCTTGAGGAAGCAGTTAACTATATTGCTCAAATGGAAGGTACTCATCTTGGTAATGTTTATCTTGGACTTGAAAGCGATTCAGCTTTTGATGATAGACTTCAAAAGTATATGAGAAGTGGAGGTCTTTGGGATAGTGCATTCTGGGGAGTAATGGGTGGTGTTGTATTTCATCATTTAGGTAGTGGTTTTGGAAGAATTAGTCAAACTTTAAAAGATAAAGCTGATTCTAAAACTGACGAAAGAACTAGTGAAAGTAAACCAAAATCTATATTTAATCTTAGTGAAACTTCTGAAATCAAAGCTCGTAAAGCTAATATTGAATCTTGGAATAATAGTATAGAAAACTATTGGAACCAAATGTCTCAAATTAAAGACAATACAAATCCTTTTAGTGTTAGTAGTGAAGATAAAACTTTCAATAATGATTTAGATAAAGAAGCTGCTGCTCAACGAGCTTATGATGAACTTCTTACTGGTATGACTTTAAATGCTGCTCATAATGGAAATCTTGATATGCTTAGAAGTTATATGGCTAGTGATGATGTTCGTAAAGCTATGGTAGATAAAGGTGTAACTGATGAAGCTAATTCTAAAGTTGACCAACAAAAAGCTTTAGATAAGATGGATGAAGTTACTGCTAGTTATGATGCTGAATTAAAGAAACTTGTCAATTTAAGTGAAGCTGTTAGAGTAACTAAACATACTGATGATATTCTTCCAATAGAGTTCTTACAAAGTATTGCTAGTAATAATGTTATTAATAAACAATACAATGATAAGATTAATGCTCAAATTGATGAACTTGATAAACAAATAGGTAATGCTTTTGATAACGAAGATATTAAGAAAATATTAGGTCAAGATTATACTCCTGAGCAATATCAAATTGCTGCAAGTACCGCTTTGCTTACTAATGAACTTCGTACTCTTCAAGCTGAAAGAAGTCGTCTTCTTAGCGATAAAGAGAAGATGAATAATATTAGTACTAAAGTTGCTGTTGATAATATCAATAAACTTATGAATAAGTATCAAGATATGATTGATACTAATAGTTTAAGATATGCTCTTCATGAAGCTTTACAAGGTGCTTATAATGATGAAGGTAAAGTACAAAGTTTTACTAATCAAGCTAGTACTACTCTTGCTAATTTACTTAGCGGTCAATCAAATTCTGGAGTTATTCTTAATGATGAAAATATTATTTCAAGTTTAAAGAAGTTTGCTGAAAAGTTTTCAGTTAGTCCTAGAATTGCAGAATTTGAAAATCCTACTGATATAGTTAATCAAGTTAGAGAACATGGAACTTATCTCAGAAAGATTAATAGAAAACTTCAAGCTACTGATAAAATTGGAGTAAATGGAACTGATGGTACTCTTTCAGCTTTACTTGTTAATAAGACTGCTCTTGAATTAAGACGTGCTTATAATGAAAGTAAAATGGTTAATAACGCTGACGAACTTGCTACAGAGATTTCATTTATGAATAATACTATGAATGAAGGTCGTAAGAAAGCTATTGATTCAGCTTATGAAACTATTACTAAATTATCAGATAAATATGGTAATGATAAATTTGCTGCAAGAATAGGTGATGCTATTGGAGCTTATTATCAAAGAAGTAAAGATGATATTGATTCTATTCTTGATTTTATGAGTGAAGATGATAAATCTGCATTTAATGACTCTCTTGATGTTCTTAATCTTACTAAAGGAAAGAATTATCGTTTAGGAGAACAAATTCAAGATTTTCTTAGTATTCGTCAAAGTATATTTGATAGTCAAGAAAGAGAAGAAAGTCATAATATAAATAATCCAGACGATAGTAATAATGGTGCTGAACCAGAGAGTACAACTACTCCTCCTCCTAGCACACAAACGACCTCAAATCCTGCGTCACAAGCCGCTCAATCGCAGCAGTCTATCAATCAACCGCCAAGCACCCCACAGTCGCCTACAGCGCAAGGAAACACGCCTACAGGCAATTCGCAACCGCAAAGTGCGCAGCCAACACCACGCAACGAAGTGGGTGAGCGTGTCACAGAATTTTTAAATAATAATAAAGCTGTAAATCCAACTAATGTAAAAACAAATAGTAATACTGGAGTTATTAGTGCTGAACTTACTATTGGTAATAATGCTAGTACTGAGGATTTAGTTGCTTTTATGAGTAATTCAGATTTATTTGAAAATCCTGAACTTGTTAATAGTTATGGTGCTATTAGTGTAGAAAGAAATCCAAGTTTTGATTATGACAATAATAGTAATCCTACTAATATTAGAAAAGGAAAGCTTACTGTAAAAACAGGAAATGGTCAATCAAATACTTCTACATCTTCTACGGGGGGGTCTTCCGGTTCTAATGCTTCTACATCTGCACAAAATAATGCTAGCACTAATCAACAAACTGCTCAACCACAAACTCAATCAGTTAATCAACCTCAAGTTGTAGATAGAGCTGAACTTACTGCTAATTTTATGGGAAAACTTAGAACTAGCGGTAAAGAAATTAAAGCAGGTAATTTAACTGCTGAAGATTTTATTAAATCACTTCAAAATGAAGGTATCGCTCTTGGAGCAACTCAAGAAGATATTGATGGCGCTATAACTAGTGTAAAATCTGTTATGAATAATCTTCTTGGAACTACTTTTGCTTCTAGTGTTGGTGAAGTTATGCTTGCTAGTGCAGTTGAAGAGTATAAACCAAGTTTATCTTTCGGAAATGAATATAAAGATGCTGCTAATAATATGCTTAAAAATTATGCTTCTGAAGTTAAACTCAGACAGCATAACGGAAAGTATTATGGTAATCTTGAAGATTTACTCCGATATATAAATGAACATAGTTCTAGTAAGAATACTGCTGATTTCATTTATAATAGTCTTAAAGAATATCTTAAAACTGAAGAAGGTAAAAAGCAATTTGTAATGCTTGATGCTGATTCAGTTGATGATGCTGAATTTATGCGTAATGTTCGTAAGACTGCTGGTGAACGTAGAGCTGAAGCTATTAAAGCTGGTACTCTTAAACGAGTTAATATTCGTGGTCTTAGTGAAGTAGTTCCTCCTGATAGAATTGATGCAAGTTTAGCAGAACTTGATAAAATTAAAGAAGGTGATAAACTTACTGTAAAGAAAGCAAACAAGCTTGCTACTAATACTGATGTTTTATTGGTTCAACATAATGGTGTTACTGTCGGTTGGATGGGTATTCCTACTTTCGATGTAACTACAGGAAGATATATTCAAGTTAATGATTGTATCAAATATACTGTAGGTAGGTCTGCTGAATATGATGGCGCTGTTAAAGATTGGATTCTTTCTATAGCTGACCCAAAAGATGAAGATAGTAGAAAGCTTAACGACCTTCTTTATAAAATAGCATTCGATAAGAAATACGATGGTTCATTTGTTGAGAAGTTTAAGAATAACCCTAGAGTTCAAGAAGCTGTAAAGAATGATTTTATAGTTATTAATGAAGATAAAGGTTTTACTTATGCTAAAGCTCTTGATGGTATGGTTAAATTATGGAGATATAATCCTAATGTATCTTCTTTTAATCCTATTCCTGAAAGTATTAAATTGTTCTTTGATAATCTTAGAACTAGTTATCAAACTAGTTTAGCTTTGATTAATAATAATCAAGAACTTACTGTTAGTAAAATAAGTAAAGGTGAACTTCTTAGACTTGCTCCTCATGGAACTCCTGGAGAAGCATTTAGATTTGCTCAACCTGCAAGTATTGCTATTAGTAGTAAGACTGATGCTAGAATAGCTTTAGCTAGAAATCTATCTCAAATCGAAGTTAGTGGTAAGCAAACTAATGATAATCTTGGTTTTAGAATGAACCAAACATTAATTGCTATTGATAATGGAAATGGTACTATAGATTATACTAACGCTTATCCTGTAAATTGGGGAGACACTAGCTATGAAAAAGATGATAAACTTGTAAGTATGCCGCATAGTAAAATTCTTGCTGATTTAACTAAAGCTATTGAAGGTCAAATTATCGATAGACTTATTAATCTTCAGAAAGGGGATAGTCTAGCTAATTGGAACGAGTTTAGAAGTTTTCTTGATACTCTTCTTGATTATAACAATAATAGTACTCTATTCAAAACTAGTGGTGTTTATCATACTAGAAGTGGAGTTACTTTTATTAATGCTGGAACCAAATCTGTAAAACTTTATAGTTCTGATAGTAAACGAACTGGTGCTCCTACAAAACTTGTTTTTATGGATAATGGTGTTGAAGTTAGTAGTTATAGTTTACTAGATAATGGAACTGAAGCTGGTAAAGCGCTTGTTCAATTCCTTAGAGAAAATGCTACTGTAAACTTTGCTCATGAACTTCTTACTAGTGATAACAATACTGCTATTCCTTTAAAAGGTTTTGTAAGTAGAAATGCTGACGGAAAACTTGTTATTAATATCCCTGAGTATAATGGTAAAAACGGTTTTAATCATGTTGAAGAATCATATAATGATTTTATGATTAAGAACGATTTACTTAGAGTAGATTTAGCTCAAGTTGATGGAAGTAACTATTCAAGATTTTCATCTAATATGAAAGCTAATAGTGTACTTGAATTTACTGTAGGTGATGAGGTGAAACAAGAAGAAGAAAAGCCACTAGAGACCCCCCGTAAAGGAAATGTAGATAGTAATACCACTGACCAAGTTAAATCTATTATAGAAAGTGATAGTAAAACTAAAGGTCTTGATATTGCAAAAGCTATTCTTCCTGAAGAATCTGTAAATCTTCTTAATAATGCTGGAAGTTTAACTAGTATTTTACCAGAAAATATTATCTTTGCAAACGACAGAATCGAAAAGTTTAGAGCTTCTGAAAAGAATAACAATATCAATGCCATGTATGAAAAAGGTGATATTGTTGTTGGTGATGATTTCTTTAAAGAAAATAGTGGTCGTCAAGTAAGAATACTTATTCACGAAGGTCTTCATAAAAGACTTCATGATTATGGTCCTTCTCAACATAGAAAATTCCTCAATAATATGACTGAAATTTATGATGATTTTAGTAAAGCTATTGATGAAGACCTTAAAGATATTGCTGATGGTAATATTAAAGCTGTTAGAGAAAGACGTAATTTTGAAGATACTTTAACTGACGAAGCTATAACAGATTGGCTTAAATACATAGATAGTTTCAAGTTTAAAGAATATGTAGATAGAGGTCAACTTGATAGAGCTAAAGAGGAGTTTATTGTAGAATCTCTTACTAATGTAGAGTTTATTGATTATCTTAATAAAGTCAAAGTAGATGATGTTGGAGATAAATCTAGACATAGAACTGCTTGGCAAAAAATTATGGACTTTATCAATAAACTTTTTAGACTTGATATAGCTGAAGGAAGTCTCAGAGAAAAAGAATATAATGTGTTTGCTAAAGCTTTAAGTATAGATAAAACCGCTGATACAAATGTTCAAACTGAGACAGAACCTACTACAGAAGAAAATCAAGATAAACAAGTTGAAGATGAAGTTGTAGAAAATGAAACTCCTACTCCTGGAACTGATAAGGAAATAAATAATGGGGTTGATTTAGATGATGTTTATGATGATGATGATGACGTTAATCTGTCCTCACGTTCAGAATATCCGTCCCTCTACTCGACAATCGAAAGCCTTCCAATGGAGCAACATTCGCAATTTGCCAATTTACTTGCGTCAGGTGACATTTCGATTACGTGCAAATAATATTAATCACTCGCTGGGAATTAAGCCTCTCAGCGAGTTTTTAAAATATTAAATAACTTAATATAGATAGTTATGGCTAATAATTGTAGTTTAAAATTTAATGAAACTAAGGTTTACACCAACCTTAAAGCTGAAGTTGGAAACGATGATGTTTTATTTAACAGCTTAATGAGTGCAGTAATTGATGGTTCTAGACCATCTGGTTTTAACAAGGAATTTGAAGCATATTATGCTAATAATTATGGTTCTATTCCTAACACAAATGATGAAAGTAAAGAGGTTGCTACTGCTATTCAAAATTTTTATAAGAATAAAAATTTTAATGTAAATGAGCATACAACTGATTCTGCTTTCATTTCTGATGTTAAGTCTAAAGGTTATACTAGTACTGCTGCTAAAACTTGTGGTATTAGAACTACTGGTAATTTAATGTTAGCGTTCTATCATAACGATTTAATTAAAGGTCGTCTTGATGAACATGCTGAAGATAGAAAAGATAATCTTGCAAATAGAGTTATAAATCGTATGTTGGGAGCTGTAGCAAAAAATATTCTTGAAGCTAGAAAAGTAGAAGCTACAAAAGAAGAAATTGCTAAAGTTCGCAAACAACTTATGAATACTAAGAGTAATGATTTTGTTAAGCTTGAGAATGAAGTTTCTAAATATACTCCTCAACTTAGAAATCAATTTGCTACTCTTAATGATATGCTTTCTGATAAAGTTAAGTATTTTACTCAAGTTATTCAAACTGATGATAGACTTGGTGAAATTCGTTTTAAGAAAGACGATGATTTAAGTCAGCAAGAAGCAGATTGGAGTGAAAGTTTCGATATAGAAGATGATGACGATTTAAATCTTAACAATGCTGCTGATAATGCAAGTAATAATGAAAAAGATACTACTACTGCTCGTTGGGAAGATAATGGAACTAAATCTGATTTTATGAAAGATTTTAGTTTTGCTATTCGTAGTTATCTTTCAACTATTCCTAAACTTAGTAGTACAGAAGTAAGCGCTGATGGTAAATATCAATACGATAAAAGTAATCCTCTTGGAATGGTAGATTATATGGATTTTAAAGTTGTAAACTCTGCCATTAGAGGAGATATTGAAACTACTAATATTGATGCTTTTTTAAAGAAACTTGAAGATATTGCAGAATCTAATAAAGAATATGCTGGTCTTACTTATTTAGCTAACGACCTTAGAAATAAACCAGATTTTGCTTATAAATTATTTCAAGTTTATAGAAGAAGAACTATAAGGAAACAGCAAGTTCGTATTGATGATAATTCTGTTTCTCCTACTAGAAGTAATAATCGTGCAGATAAACTTGAAACTTTAAGAATTAACTATCTTAATGATATTAAGTCAACTGCTCTTAATATTATGATTGAAGATACTAATGATATTCTTGGAGCAATTAAAACTAAAATAGATGATTATAAGAAACTTCAAAAAACTAAAGGATTTGATTTAAATAAACAAGCATTAAGTGCTGATATTATCAATGCTATTGCTAGTCGTTTAAAACAATATTATCCTTCTCTTGATAAAGCTGCTATTGAAAGATTTGCTAGACTTAATGGAAAAGTTGATGGTAAAGCTCCAAATATTGCTAATAATCTTACTCAACTTTATAGTTATCTTGAAAATACTGCAAAGTATGCTAACGAAACTCTTAGAAACAAACAATATCTTGATAATAGATTTAAAGAAGCTAATAAAATTAAAGATAAGAAAGCTAGGAAAGAAGCTTTAGATAGTGTTCGTGAAGCTTACAAACAAGGTTATCTTTCTACTAATACAAAAGCTTATGCTCTTGAATTAGCTAAATCGTTAGCTTCATATTCTGTAGTTAATATTGATTCTAATTCTACTAATGCCCTTGGTAATCAGTCTGCTGACCAAATTAATGATAGTATGATTACTAACTTCCTTAATGCGGTTAAAGCAACTTTAACTGAACAGCAAAAAGATGGAAGTAAAGTTTCTACTGAACTTATTAATTATGGAAAGTATAAGTTCCAAGGAGTACAATATAATCTTAGTGGTATTCTTATTGAACATCGTAATGAGAATGGTGCTGTAATTAATTATGGTCTTTTCTACAAAGATAAAGACGGTAATATTCAAATCACTAATTATGCTAGAGATATGGTTAATATCTCTTTGTTCGATGGTGCAGGAAATCCTAATACTAAAGATAATGTTCTTTATTCAGGTATGTCTAAAGGAGATTATGTATATACAGGATTTGCTCAATACTTTAATGCAGAGCAAAATCCTAATATGCTTATGGGTGATTACTTTATGCGTATTCCTTCTGATGCTCCAAAGAATTTTGTAGTTCATGCTCCTAGATATAAAGTTGATGGTTTGTTTTCTAAGATGCACGCTATTAAAAATGCTAAAGGCGAAGTTATAGGTAAAGAAGTTAGTGTTGATGATATTAACGAAAATCATCCAATAGTACAACAGTTTAAAAATATATTCAAACAAGAACTGTTGGATATGGCAAACTTTATCAACATTGTATTTGAAACTAATAGTTTAGGTCAAATTAAATACAATGATGACGGTTCTCCAATGTTTAAAAAAGGTTGGGGATTAGATGCTGAATCTGCTCGTAGAGTATTTGCTAATTATCATATAGGTAAAGGACATAAACATTTTATTGAAAAGAAAGGTGATGGTTGGGCATTTAATGGACTTCTTTTTAAAGATGATAGATTTGTTCTTACTGATTATAAAACTGGTACAACTACAAAGTATGGTGACAAGTTATTAAATTATTTGTTTCATTCTCTTTACGGGGGGGCTAGAGATGGTTTCATTCCTTTCACAACTAATGCTAACGGTGAAGTAGAACTTAACCTTACAGCAGACCAGGAAGCTATGATTACTAGAATGGTTAAAGGTTTTGTAACTGACTATTCTAATGATGCTATTACTCGTATGAGCGAATACAAAGACCTTGACATTAATAATCTTATTAATGAAAAGAATAGTATTGATTTTGCTCTTAATCATAGACTTATGTATATTGCTTTTAATGATATATTTGAAGGAGATACTAAGTTCTATAAAGATACTCAGACTTTCTTGAAAAGAAGTAAAGAGTCTCAAGCTAGTGGTGTTCCTTATGGTTTTGTTGACACAAGTCTTGACCTTAGAGAGAATAGTGCAATAGTTCAAGGAGCTTTTCTTAATACTCCTGAAGTTCAAGCTAGACTTAAAGATATTGGTCTTGATGTTCAACAGAAAACTAAGTTTAATGGTATTACTATTAAGAATACTGTTAAAACTAGCGAGGAATGTAAGGTTGCAAAAGTTTATCCAGATGGTAAAGTTGAAGGAGAAGATGGTATTCTTGTAAAAGATTTAGTAAAGAATGCTAAACTTACTCTTGAACAAGCTAGAGATTTGATGGGCGGTCCTATTGTTTATGATAATAACGGTAAGCCAAAACTTAATAATGACGGAAGTTATAGACGTAGTGGTGGTTTTAGTAATACTACTATTAATGATGCTCAATCTTATATTACTTTTGAAGAATGGATTCGTCGTATTGCTGGTAGAGGTCAACTTAATGATTATCTTCCTTTAATTGAAGCTATTCAAGATGAAAGTAAAGAGATTCCTGCTGACTTACTGAAGAAGTTTGTTCAAGTACAGAAGAACTTCTACTATGACCAGTATTATGACAAAGACCTTAATGCTATTGCTCCTCGTCAAATTAAGAATGCTGAATTTGTTCTTGTTCCAAGATTTATTAAAGGAACTCAACTTGAACAAGTTTATGAAGCAATGAAAGCTAATAAGATTGACCAGCTTAATACTGAGGAAACTAGTAAAGCAGGTAAAGCTAGAGTGCTTACTATCTTTGATGAAAAGACTGGTGAAGTTACTGACGAACATCTTAAAGATTTTAATAATAAAGCTAAAGATTATCGTGAGGAATATGATTATAATCATCTTTATACTCAGCAAGAAACTCCTCAACACATGAATGCTAAGAATAAAGCTGGTATTCAAATTATGAAGAAGATTCTTGATAATATTGATAGAAATAGTCCTCTTTATGATTATAAAGAAGATTTCTTCAATATGTATGTTGCTAATATTAAAGATAGTTTTAATAAGCTTGTTGATGAATTAAAGATTCCTCTTGATAAAGATGGTAACATCGAATTTGATGCAGCTGGAAATATTACAGGAGTAGATATGCAAGTATTCTTTGATAAACTCAAAGATGAATGTATGAGACTTGGTCTTGATAGTAATATGATGGACTTTGTTACCATTAATGCTAGTGCACCTATAGCTGCTAATGGTTGTCCAAATCCTGTAATGCCTACTTATTTGAGTAATGTAATTAATAAGCTTGAGAGTATTTCCCAAGCTATGTTTAATAGTGCTATTACTCGACAAGAACTTCCTGGTTTTCATGCTGCTCAGATTACTAATGTTGGATTTAAAGCAACTAAAGACCAAGTTAGTTATTCTAAACAATTAAAGTATCATCCAAATGGTGAACGTTATATTGAAATAATGCTTCCTAAAAGTAACTTTGGTTTTGCTAAAAATGCTGATGGTACATATAAAGATGTTGATGAAGTTAGAGACAAGGATGGCAATCTTATAGGAGGTCTTTTGAAACAACTTCAAGATGCACATCTTGATACTCTTATTGGTTATCGTATTCCAACTGAGGGTAAGCAATCTGTTTGTGTAATGAAAGTAATTGGTTTCCTTGATGATTCTCAAGGTTCTACTATTGTTGTTCCTGATGATTGGGTTTCTCAAACTGGTTCTGACTTTGATATTGACTCTGTATATGGTATTCAATATAATACTACTATAAATGCTGATGGTAATATTCAAAAAGTTATTTATAACAATTTAGCTGGAAAAAGTTATGACGATTATGTAAAATCGCAACTTAATACTGAAGCTAAAGTTAAATTAAAGAAAGCGATTAAAGAAGGAGTTAATGAAACTACTGCTCTTAGTAATGTAGCTACTGAATATGGTTTACAAAGTCGTGAAGAATTTAGTAAAGGTAAAAATCTTGCTGATGAGAATAGTCGTCAAGCTCGTAATAATAGACTTCTTGATGATATGATACATATTCTTCAATCTAACGAGTCTCTTGAAGAGAACCTTTCTCGTTCTAATTTTGAGAGTATTATTGCAGCTCGTGATAAAGTTATGAATCCAATAGTTAAAGAAGTTCGTGAAGCTAGAAGTCCTTATGATTTTCTTGACCAAGCTGCTTATCAAGAAGATGTAATGAGTGGTGCTAAACTTAAAGCGTTTAGTGTTACTAGAGATACTTTCTGTTCTGTATGTAATACAGTTCATCCTCATATTACAGATAAATATACTATTAAAGTTGCATATAGTAAAGATAAGTATAATCTTGAAGAACTTCAAAAGAGATTTGAAAAAGTAGAAGAAACTGATGAAGGTTATGTTGTTACACATAATACTCTTGGTTGGACTAAGGATAATAAGAACGTAGATGGTTATATTCTTACTGCATATAGTTCTCAAACTACTGCTCATATTCTTGATGCTGTTAAGGAAGGTGCTATTCCAAATGTAAATGACTTTACTTTTGCTGTATATAAAACTCTTGCTGATATTGGTAGTAATTATGATACTGCTGTAGGTTTTATTATGCAACCTGCTATTACCAGAATTGTAAATGCTTATAATGCTAATAAATCTATTTATTCAGATAAACATAATAAACCAATAGAAGAAGCTATTAAATCATTAGGTAAAGAGATTCTTGAAACTTATCATATTAAAACTGATAAAATGAATCTTGGTCAAATAGTTGATAAAGTTAATGCATTACTTGGTGTTAAGTATAGTTTGGATAAACATAATGATATTACTTTATCGCCTGATGAATTAGCAAAGAGATTGCTTAATGATAAAAACCGCCCCGTAAAAGGTAGTGTATATCAACATGATTGGGCTGTTCTTTTTGCTTATAATGATATAGCTAAATTAGCAGATAAAATTGGTTCTACTGCAAGAGTTTGTAACCCTGATAGATTTGGTGCTAAACAAAGTATTTTTGCTACTCGTAAAGTATTTAATGATATTGCAGATTTAATTGAAGATGAACATCCAGCTTTAGTTGTTGGAACTTCTTCTATTGTTAGCAGTATCTATGCAGGTTATGACCCTACTAAAGGTTTAAGAAATTATATTACTAGTGATGCTAAAAGTGTATATCCTAGTCTTAATGCTTTCTTAAAGTATGCTAGTGCTCCTTCTATTCTTGTAAATAGAATGTTATTTGATACAGAACAAGATAATTTTAGAATAGCTAATAGAGCTATTGAAGTTATAAACGGTAGTAATAATGTTACTGAGAAAGATTATAAAGGTTTTACTCAGTATATTCTTAATACTGCTTATAAACAAACAGATGCTGTTGTAAATAACTATACTTATGATGTAGAGAAAAAAGAAACTGTAGTAAATAAAGAAGTTGATGATACAGATGAAGCTCTCAGAATTATGGGTTATGGTTGTACTCCTGATTTTACTTTTAATGTTAAAGATGTAACTAATCCTACACAAGAAGAAGTCGATGCTTGGAGTAAACTTAGTCCTGCTCAAAAAATTAGTTGGCTTAAAGCTAATAGTGTTGATGCTGGTATATTCAATTATATAAGTACTAATTTATTTAATGAATATGAAATGAATAAAGACGGTCAAAGTCGTCAAACTATTCGTTTTAATGAAGATGCTGTTGATAATGAAACTGCTTATAATCTTTTTGATACTGCATTTAACTCAGATAATCCATTAGTTAAACTTGCTGCTATGGATATGATTAAATATGCTTTTGTAGCAGAAGGTTTTAAAATAGGTAGAGGTGCTATTAATAAATGTATTAAAAATACTACGCTTCGTGATGAAAATACTTTTGTTCAATACAATGGTGCTAGAACTAGTATTATTGCTCAAATTAAAGCTCAAGTAGATAATGCAGTTGCTAGAACTGATTTAGTTGAACAATATCTTAGAAGTGACCCAGGAGTTACTAATGTTCCTCATAAGTTTATGAATAAGAAATATAGTTCTATGTTCAAAACTGTAACTAGAGGAATGTATGAATTTAGTTTAGACGATAAAGACAATGCTATTGAATTTGGCTTTGCTAGAGAAAGTAATTCAAAGTTTATTCCAATACAATTTAATAACTACATTTATATTACTAATAAAGAAGGTAATGAAACTGTTACTAGACTATATAAGATTGTTTCTCCAGACCTTGGTTCTGGTATAGGTTTTGCTTATCCATTAAATGGTTTGGAAGCTGGTGAAGACAGAGAACTTAGTATTAATAACGCTAATAATAGTGTTCCTCTTCCAAGTTATTATGAAGCAGTTATTGATAACTTGATGAACAGTGAAGTTGCTGATTATACATTAGATGAATTAAATGAATTGTATAAGAATCATATTGCTACAACAAAAGTCAATAAGGTCAAAGCTGTTACACATTTTGACATAATGGCAGATGCTAATAATGATAATGGTGGAGCTAAAGATGCTATTGATAAGATTATTAAAACTTTCAACGATTATGAAGGCAATAGAATCTTTATTCAGAATATGTATCTTTATGGTAAAACTAAATATGATTCATTTACTCCTCCTATTCATGTTGAAGGCGAAACTATTTCTGATGGTGGTGAACCTATTAGTGTTAATGGAAACTTCTTATTTAGACGTGCTACTAAAGTAAGTATTGAAAGTCATAATATTCGTACAGGAGAACATATTGAAGAAAAACCTCAACTAGTTGAAATAGTTAGAGAAACTCCTATGGCTAGTTCTCGTGAAGAAGTAACTCTTGGTTCTGTAAGTTCTAAACTTGAACAAAGTCTTAGAACTACAACTGATTCTTTTGAAAAGAATATAGTAAAAGAACTCAATCGTAGAAGTGGTCTTGGTGATATAGAAGCTGGTAAACTTATGCGTCAACTTCGTGGAGAAGGATTTGAACAAAGTACTAAAGGCTATAAAGAGTTTAAAGATAGCGTATTCTATAGTGGTTATGCTTATCTTAAACATAAAGTTAATAGTACTCTTGGAAAGTTTAGTCAGTTCTATAAAGACGATAATGGTAATTATTTTGCTATTAATAGTCCTGAAGTAATTAATGCTATTAAAAATAATCCTGCTTTACAAAGACAGTTCCTTGAGACACTTGCTGATGCTAACGCTATTGTTGATAAATTTGGAATTATTAATCAAATTAAAGCTGATGATATTGAGAATCCTACTTTGAAATTCTACATTGAAGAAATGCAAAAGATGATTAAGGAACTTAGTAATAGTTCTGTTATTGATGATGCAGAAGTTAAGTTTGGAATTGATTATCTTCAGAAACTTAGCAATGACCCTAATATACAAAATGGTCTTGTTAGTATATTTGATGGTTTTCATTCTAGTGGTTGGTTTGATGCTTGGGTTGGTGATTTACAAGAACAAGGTAATAGTCTTGTTCAAGTAGTTACTAGAAAAGTAATGGCTGATATTCGTGCTAAAGAAAGTCAAGCAAAAGATTTTGCTGTATCTTTTGGAAAACATTTTGAAGACATTAAAGCTAGAGCTGCTAAAGTTGGTGCTTCAGTTGACCTCAATAAAATATTTGATAAAAACGGAAATATAGTTCATAACTATACAGATAAATTTGTTGAAGACATTAAAGAACTTAAACGTAATGTAGCTAAAACTAGAGTTAATGTTCAAGAGAATCCAATGGAATATATTCAAGCTAAACATAAACTTGATAAGTTCCTTCTTGACCACGTTAATCGTGAATATGTTGATAGTTATTATCAGAAACTTTATAATGAAGATGAATTTATTATTAATAATCATCCTCAAATTTATTCTGAGTATGTCAAACTTCGAGAAGCTATTAGACAGATTAATAGTCGTAGAATTGATGGAGTTTTAAGTAAAGAGTTTGAAGATAAACTTGTAGAACTTAGAACTAAGATTAATGATTTGACTAGTCAATTTATTGGTAATGATTATAAACCAGCTTATGAATATGGTTTTCCTGGTACTGAACGAACTCCTGATGATAGCATTATTGTAACTAATCAAGAAGTTTATGATAATGCTCGTAAGCAGTCTCTTAATGATGCTGTTCAATTAGACCAATATCTTAGAAGAATTAAAGATATTAAGGAAGAATATACTGCTAAAGAGGAAAAAGAGGGTTTCCGTGATATGCTTGATAAAATGCTTAATATTATTGATAACGCTGAAGTTAGAGATTCTAATGGTAAAGTTACTACTCCAGCTAGTCAGCTTGAAACTAATAAAGAGTATAAGAAAGCTAAAGAATGGATTGCTAATAACGCTCATTGGTCAGTAGATGAAGTTCTTAAAGTTAGAATTGAAGATGCTTATAAAAAACTTGGTATTACTAGTGGTAAAGCTTCTAAAGCTAGAGCACTTATTAAAGATAAACTTGCTAAAGGTGAGCAGATTTATGATGAGTTTGGTAATATTGATGCTAGCAAATTTACTAATACAGAGATTGCTGCTATTAAAGAAGATGTAGAGAAGAATTATGGTACAAGTAGTACTTCTTTATTCTCTGATAGAAATCTTATTAATTCAGCTGAACCAACTAACGAAGCTGCTCCTAGTGAGTTCTTTAAAATGCTTAATAGTGGTGGTATGACTAATCCTGAGTATCAAGAAATTATCACTAAGATTAATAATATTACTCGTAAGTATTATAATAGTGCTGCTAAGATAGTCGAAACTTCTAAAATGAGTATTGAAGATTTGAAAGCTCTTGGAGACCTTTATGACGAATTAGATAAAACTAAGAAAAAGAAAGGAAAAGGCAGTTACGACGCTTATCAAACATATAGCAAATATGCTAAAGAAAACGTAAACAATAAAGCTTATTATGATGAAGAAGGTGAAGCTAAGAAACGAACTGAACCAGAGTTCTATACTTTATGGAAAAGAGTAAATGCTAGATATGAAGTTCTTAGAGATAAGAAAGGTAAAATAGTTATCGATGAAGCAACTGGTAAAGCTGTTTATGATTTAACTAAAGCACCAACACCTAATCATTGGCTTTATACTACTATTGCTCCTAATGATGCTTATTGGGAAGATTTAAATAAACGTGACCCTAAAGAAGCAGCTAGACAAAAGAAAGAAGTTGAGGATAAAACTAAAGCTCAAGAGTTCCTTAGTAATACTCTTGAAACTATTAATACTCCTCAATATTATGAAGCTAAAAATGCTGCTCTTGCAAAAGGTATTGCTTATTATAAAGAATGGTATGATAACAATCATGTTTACAATCCATTTACTCATGCTTATGAAGCTCTTCCTATTTGGAATAGAACAAGAGTTATTCCTAGTATAGATAATGGTGAGTATTCTCCTAATTGGACTCAAACTACTCTTACTCCTAAAGCTCATTATAAGAATCCAAATTATATCGAAGGCTATACAGATAATGAAAATTATAAAACTGTTGAAACCGATGATAAAAATGGAACTACTCATGTTCCTGGTTATGATAATGACTTAGGACTTAATGAGTATGAGCAAGAAGCTAAACAATATATTCAAGATACTCTCATGAATTTTGCTAAAACTGAAACTGCAAAGAGAGCTATTGCTAGTGGAATGGCTCCTCATAGAGTTAAGAAAGCAGAGCATGATGCTAAATGGGCTGCAAAGCAAGCTAAAGAGTTTATTGGATTTAGCGATATGCTTCCTAGCGGTAAAGATACTTGGTATGAGAAGATTGATTACTCTGAAGATAGAACTATTGATATGCCTATGTTAATGACCCAACTTAAAAATAAGGAGAGTGTTGACTTAGACAATATTCGTAGTACTAAACCAAAGAGAGAAACTTATGCTAGTGACGAAGCTTATGAAAAAGATTTAGAAGCTTATCAAAAACGTATTGATGAAGCAACTAAGAAGAATGAAGAAATACATCAAAAACTTCTTGATAGAGATTATATTGGTGCTATTCAAGATTTTATTAGTGCTGCCGGACATTATAATGCTATTCAGGACAATAAGCAATTATTGCTCTATACACATAGAATGTTAGGTAAAATGAAAGCTTATGATACTAATCTTGGTTGGAATAATTTACGTAAAGATAGCCAAACTAGTACAAGCGATGAAATTTCTTATATTGAGAAAGCTGATACTCGTCTTCAAGAACAATTTGATAACTGGGTTCGCAGATTACTTTATGACCAATATAAAATTCCTCAGAATAAATTAACTAGAACTGCTAGTATGCTTCAAAGTTTTACTAGTGCTAAGTTTATGATGTTGAATATTACTGGTGGTATTGGTAACATAACTGTTGGTGAATCTGCTATTGCAGGAGAATATATAGCTAAAGAGTACTTCACTCCTACAGGTTGGCTCAAAGGAAAGAACATGTGGAGACAAGCTATTCCAAGCTTTATTAGAGGTATGGCTAACGAAGATAGTACAACACTTGCTGATGCACTTGTTAAGTTTATGAATATTGTTGACTTTGATGAAGTTAATAATAGACCTACAGTACATCTTGACGCCGATACTGTTCTTAATAAAATTAGAGACTTTATGTATAGTCCTAATAGTATGGGTGAACATTTCATGCAGAATGGTGCTATGTTTAGTATGTTCTTTGATAATAGAATGGTTAAAGTTCCAGATGCTGAAAGTAATGGAAGACTTGGTTATGAAGCTATGACTTGGGAACAATATAAAAACAAGTTCCACGAATATGCTATGAAAAATATTATTGGAGGTAATGATGAACTTCTTAATAAGTATGAAGAATTTAAGAAGAATATTCTTGCTGATGATAATAAAAAGAAAGAGTATATTTGGAATCGTAGAGATATTAATACTGAGTTTGCTAATCTATATCTTACAAAGGAACAGAAGAAACAATTTATCACTGAAAGAAAGAAACTTGAAAAAGAAGCTAAAGCTAAGTTTGAAGAACTTCCTACAATAATGGACCAAGTTGACCTTAAAGACGGAAGACTTGCTTTTAAAGAAGGAAGTATTCTTGCTGAACTTCAAGCTAAATCTCAAGATAAAGAAGTAGGTGATGGTTATATGTTCCTTGGATATATGAAAGGTAAAGTTATTTCAGTTAATAAGAAGATTCATGGAGTATATGATAAACTTGGTGCTGCTCAACTTGAAAAACAATGGTGGGGTTCATTAGCTATGCAGTATCATAAACATATTTATCCTGGAGTTATGAAGCATTATCGTAGAAAAGGTTATTTCAATGAAGAAAGAGGAACTAAAGAAATAGGTTGTGCTCCTGCTTTATTTGATTTCCTTACTACTCCTATTAGACAATTTAGATATGAAAAAGAAATGTCTGATGGTCAAGTAGAAGCATTAGAAAGTCTTCAAGTACTTCTTAAAGGTTATGCTGAGTTTGCAATGAACTTACAAACTAATTGGCAGTTAATGCCAAAATGGCAAAGAGCAAGTATTGAACGTGCTGCTGGTGATGTAGTTGGCGCTCTTGGTGGTATTTGTACTGCTCTTGCTGTTCGTTGTATTTGGGACGATGATGATTTAAAGAATAGTCTTTGGGCTAATCTTATGCTTTATGAAGCTGATGATTTAACTACTCAGTCAATGATGTATAACATGTTGTTCTTACCACAACAGTTTGACCAATTATGGTCTAGTCCTATTGCAGGTGTAACTGCTGGTAAAGATATAATGGCTGCTTGTAATAATATTGCTGCTTATGTAATGGATGATGACTATGACCCTAATTATACTAGTGGTCGTTATGCAGGTCAAAATAAGATTCTTGTTAAACTTGGTCGTCAAATTCCAATTTACAGAAGTCTTAATAATCTTGCTACTCTTGATAAAGCTAATAGTTATTATAAGACTGGTGATAATCTTCTTACTTTGATTAATGTAAAAGATTGGGCTAATGATATTAGAGGTACTAGTAGTTTAGAACGTTAAACATTAAATGGTTATAACCGCCCCGTAAAAGATATGTGTGGTGTGTAATTATTAAATAAGTTTAATTTCATTAAATTAATTGCCTTCAACTGTTGGAGATATAAATATTATTTGTATCTTTGCAGCAGTTGAAGGTTTTCTTGTTCTAGGCAAAAATGGTTTTAAAGTTTTAATTAAAATGTATGCGAAACTTTATTGCTCTATGGTGTAATGGTAGCACTACAGTTTTTGGTTCTGTCAGTGGTGGTTCGAATCCGCCTGGAGTAACATATCGTTCTTATGATGTCTAACAAATACTATTTTATTCATAATTAAAGGTTTAAGGTATAAAGTTAAGTGATGGCTGATAATGTAATCCAATGCTGAACTAGCGAGTTCATTCTATTCTCATTTTTAAATAAATAAATTAACGGGAAATGAAGCAGTAAGTAATCGTGATGATTATTTACTGCTTTTTTTTTGTGCTCAATAAAATGTGTTGAAACGTGTCGCCTAATAGATAAAAAAAAGAGTAACCTAACCTCACGGTCAAGCTACTCAAGTCAATGCTAAATTTTAAATCTGTGGACTACAGCCGCTGCTGTAATAAATAATAAACAACATTATAAACAAATTCAAATCATTATAGTATATAATATGATATTATAGCAAGTATCAAATTTAATATTTCAATTTCTTCTGTAGGCGGCTAATTAATTCAAGTAATATAATTAATCAAATCAGATATGAAAGTCGCTTAGGCGTTAAGTAAAATTGGTTGTGGGCGTTTCCCACGATTGGCATAGTTTACTATCTCGTATGCCTGGAGACCGAAATAAGACGTGCAAGTATAATGATTAATTGAACTAGACCCAATTTATTTAGCGTCTAAGCTACTTTGATGTTACGGCTGAACAATTATTCAGGAGATGAAAATCACCCTCGTGTAGAGGATTTCAAAATGTAGGATGTGCCATATAGCTCAACTTAATTAAAAGGAGCTTTAATTATATTACCGTTTGCATCAAGATAAATAACACTGTCTGTAGAGTAACCATCATTAGTGGTATCAACATCATTGATTTCATAGAAATCATCATTAATTCCACATGAATCTGTTGTATCTACAGGTTCTGTATTATTAGTATCTTTTCTACTATTATGTGAACATGCTATAAGAATAGATACTATAATAGTTAACACAACGATAATATTTCTTCTATGTTTATTATAATTTTCGTTCATTTTCTTTTAGATGAAAAATCCTAGTACTTTCACAAGCACTAGGATTTGATAAAATATAATGTTTAATAAAAAAATATTGAATGTTCATTATAGATATAAATCTATATATCTTTGAATAACATTAACATGAGTACTACCGCTAAACTTAAACGTTACTTCATCGTCTCTACTAAATACAACAAATGGATAATCAAAAGCACTATATTGATGAAGTATTCTCTTTGGAACTTCATTAAAATCTTTGATTTCAAGAGTTATATTTTTCTTCGATTTGGCTAGTACTGTTTGTACGTTATTAATAAGAATTGTGCAACCAAGACAATTCTTAGTCGTTATTATCAGGATTTTTCTTTTCATTAATCTGACCAATTTTAGAGTAATATTCACCAGCCATAGTAAATGTTACATTCTCATTTTCAAGCATTGTACGATAATCTTTTTCGAGGCTCTTCAAATCTCTAAGTACAAGAGAAAGATTTGCAAATGTTACTTTACTAATCTTTGGGTTGTTACTTGCATTAGCAAGATGCTTCTTGACCTTGTCGATTTCTACTACTGTTTCTGCATGACGATTAATCATACGAGCTACCCAATTCTTTGTCATTTCTACCATAGTTGTTTAAATTTTAAAAATTAATAATTATTTCTTTGCTGTAGAGCCAAAAGCTCCATCACCTCTATCAGTTATACCAAGGTCTTCAAGATTCTTAACTGTTTCAAAACAAATTTGTCTATGATGAGGAATCTCAAGTTGACCAATAACATCACCAACTTCAATAGGTTTTGCATTAGTTATAATGGAACGGAATACAACAAAAAATTCTCCACGATAACTTTCATCACCAGTACAAGGAGAATTAGGTATTACGTAACCCATTTTAGTAATGCGTGAATTAGGACGTAAAGTAAGCGAATCACGATATTCAGTAGCAACATGAATACCGGTTCCACATTTAACACGACCATCTTTTGTAATTTCAACACTAGTTGCAATTACATCACAACAAGCGTCTGTAGCATGTCCATAAGCGTGACCGTCTTTATCGCCTTCACTCATATAATGAGCATACGTTGGAATTTGTGCTTTAACTTTAGGGTCAAGCCAAATCTTAACTGGAACAAAATCAATAGCTGTACGAAGAGCTTCTTTGAGTTCTTTTTCAGCCATTAATCTGTTGTCTGGAGTGTCTTTAAAAGCATTTGCATAATTAATCATTGCATCTGCTATACGATTACTTAATTGACTCATAATTTTAATTTTATAATTCTATTTCTAAATTAACATTCTCAAGATTAGGAAGATTAAGTTTAACCATTTTACTAAAATTGTAAACCATGGCATCTTGTTCTCTAATGAAAACAACTTTACCATTATTAAACTTATCTTTAGTTACTTCACAATTTCTTTTATATGACCTAGCACTACATCTTCTAATAAGTAAAGGATTTAATAAATAAGTATGAGAATTAACTTCTACATTATATTTCTTTATTTTATCTATATCTTTCCATGCAATCATTACTCCAAAATCAACAAGTTCTTTGATTGCATCTCTAACTCTATTTGGAGTTTTAGCATTAACTAAGCCTGAACTTATAACTTCTTTTGCAGTAAATTCTATAGTAGTTTCATTAAATCCCAAATGTCTTAGAATATAATAAGCTACTTCAGTTGCCGTCTTAGAACAATGTATAGCTATTTCTGGAGCAAGATATGTTCCTGCTCCTATAAACACATCATAAATGGTAACAACATCTTGAAGTTTACCACTTATATTAGTCTTAGCTTTACCTTTTGCATCAGTCATAATTCTACCATAATCATTTTCAAACATACAATCAGACCTAAAAGATTAATTTTAACACTACGACAAAGATACAAAAAATGGGTAACATTATCACAACGTTACCCAAAAAATAGTGTTAAAAAATCTTTAAATCATTAAGCCATAAGACGTTACAAAGCTCTATATTATATAGATATATTGCTGTTGTATCTTATAACTGCTACAAAGATAAGCATTATTATCTGTATCTCCAAGAGTTTTACTAGTTTTAATACTAGTTTAAGGATTTATACCTTTTACGGGGCGGCTAGAGTGGTTCTAACATGATAACATGTACCAATAAACCATCTAGTTGTTACACCCCCCCGTAAAAGGTATTCATCACATTGTACTTAAATCCATTTGTAATGATTTAGTCCAATCATAAGCATCACTAATATCATCAAATACTAAAGCTTCTGGAATATTAGGAACACCTTTATTTTCATCAATCATAATAGTGTAATTTACAATACTTTGATTAGTATCAGCATAACTATTTACAGCACTAATTGTACCAAATAAGAATTTACCACTAATATAACTGAAAGCTAGTACCTCATCACCAACTTTGTAATGAGGTACTTTAAATTGATTTTCTTTTCCATTAAAATTAACTTGCATAGGCTATTGCTTCATTAAGAGCTTTATTCATATTATTATTTGCTGAACCCCAAACAAGACTATTCATGCGTTTCTCACCTTCAAGGTTTGCAACATTACAATAGAATCCTGTAATTGCATTATAAGCGCCCCAGGCAGTACCACAAATATCTTTTTGACCAATACCATCAATATAATAATCCATCATATTGTAAAGTTGATTAGATTTTCTTGTACTAATCTCTACAGCATCAATCAAATGGTAATCGCGACTAATAAGACGTTTATAACCATGATTAGGGTCAACTTCATTAAGTTTAGCTATTTCAGCAGGAGTAAGTTGAAGTTTACAAATGTATTCAGCAACTTGGTCATCAGTCATCTTAATAGTAGCAAGATGACGATAAAGCTCTTGAGCATCAATAGCATGAGAACAAGCAATCTTTAAAACTTGAGCACCAAGTTCAAGTTTCTCTTTTACAGATTTAGTATGACGAAGACGAATATGGCAAGCAGCTTTATCAAGAGCGCCATTAAGCATATTAGTACAAATAACTCTAACAGGAGTAATCATAATATCTACAGATGAGTTACCTGCATGTCCATTACTGAACACAAGATAATTATCTATAACATCATCTTTACCTACAGAAGTTTGTACTGGAAGTTTAGCACTAACATATACTTTTTCGCCCATGTTAAGACAAGCAGCTTTATCCCAAATAGCTTTACCTTCTCCAATAGCATTATTAAAGAAATTAAAAGCGTCCATATTCTGAACTATTTCATACTTATCTTTAACAATACCCAATGGCATATTAATATCTGTTCGATAAGTTGCAAAAGCATTAGGACACTCACGATAAATACTACCATCGTGAACAAAACTATCTTCTCCCACTTCATTGTTACTACCAATTCTAAAAGGCATTTTACTTACAAGTTCACACTTTTGAACTGTCCAATCAAGTTCAGCAGTTTTCATTACCTCTTGTGCAGTTACACAATTACTTACATCAGTACCAAGTACCCATGGAAGTCCACCACGATTAAATTTACTCATAACTCAGCGTTAATTAAATCATTAAACATTAAATTAAAATATTAACCAACAGTAGGAAGAGGATTACCATCTTCATCTGTATATGTTTTATCTTCACCTTTATAGTTAGGATTTAAATCCTTAACATTCCATGTATCACGTACTACATTTGAAACAATAAGTTCTACACTAACTATATGCTTCTTTATATCTTCTCCATTATATTTAAGATATGAAGCACTACTTGTAGCATCAGATAAATCTTCTGCTAAAATACTAACATTAAGAAAAGTATTAGCTTTTACTTTAATATTTGTTTTAATTAAATATACATTATACATAGCATTTAATTTTTTATTTGTTATGATTTTGTTTATATGCTTCTAGTTCTCTATAATAGTTATTGTTTACATCTTGAGCAGCATCAAGTATATTTTTGGCAGCTTCTGTTTTATCTGCATTAGATTCAGCAGCTCTATATTTGTCATATAGTTTAACAAAAGTGTCATAATATTTACTTAAATCTTTACAAGTTTCTGTTAAAACAATATTAATTTTGTATATATGAAAACAAAACTTAATTAATAGTACTAGCATTAATAATAACGCTAGTACTACAATACTTAAAACTGATATAACCATTTATTTAATAGTTAAATTATCATTTTCAACAACTTTAGCGATATTAGAAGTACAACCTTCATCTATAAGTTTAACTTTCATAGCTTTCTTATCAACAGAAGATTTAAAACTCCAACCATCTTTAGATACATCGCCCATTTTAGCAAGAAGACTATATCCGTCGCCTTGAAGAAGATTACTCATAGAAACAGGAATAGTTATATTTACAATAACATCATCCATATCTTCAACTTCAACTTCAGCATTAGTTATTTCTCCTTCTATTTGAGCGTTATGAAGTGCGGCATCAAGAATAGCGTTGGCATCAATACTATCAGCTTGATGAAGAGTATTAGTATAAATACCATTAACAACAGTAGTTTTAAGAACATCAACAAGATTCTCAATCTTCTTATCGTCAAGTTCTACAGTTGTACTCTTTCTTACACCAACTTTACCAGTGCCCCAATCAATCCACTTCTTACCTTTCTTGTCTTCTGTACCATAATTTCTAATAGCAAATAAAACAAGATTAGTAAGACCTGTAATTGTATTATCTTTAGATTTCTTGAGTTTAGCAAGTCTATCAGTCTCAGACTTAATAGCAAGAAGGTCAGCTTTAAGCTTATTGATATAATTAGTAATACTTTTAACCTTATTAGTCATTTCTTGACCATTAAGCTCAAGCTTTTTCTCCATTTCTGGAGTTATTTCTCCACCTGCTTCTTCAATTTCTTCATAAAGAGTATACAATTCTCTATCAATATCGAAAATACTTTTTCCCATATTAATTAATTATTTAATAGTTAAATCTACATCTACTCTATGAGATTTTGTATCATCTTCAACAGTAGAGTAATTACGACCTACAGTAACACGAACATCAACTTCAGGATTAGCTACTTCAAAATCATTAATTGCTTGAAGAATGCTCTTCTTTAAATTCTCTGCACGTTCTTTTACTTCTTTAATTGTCTTTTCCATAATTTATAAGTTTAAATGAGTTTCTACATTATTTACTACACACAAAGGACATTCATCAGTTAGCATAAATGTAACTTCAGTAGAACAATAACCGTTTGATTCAAGCCAATCTACAGCTTTTTCATTATTATCAGCAGTAGTTTCGTTTTCTTCAAAATCTTCGGTTACATCAGCAACTTCAATTTGTCCCATATTATAATTTAATATACTTATCCACATGATTATTCAGGATATACTTGTTGAATTAATTGTTTAGCTAATTCACCCATCATAGGATGAACTTTACCACTAACTTGATTACTACGTAGAGCAATCCAATGCTCCCAATCATCAACAAAAGCAGTATGAACTACTTGTGTTTTAGTATTAAGAGGAAGAATTTCTCTAGCTTGTTGTGCAGTCCAACCAAGTTCACGAGTTTTACGATAAACTAAATCACAAACTTGAAGACCATAAAAGAACCAATCTACAGCATTCCAATTATCTGTATATTGTTCTTCAATTACATTATTATCAAAGACTTCATTATCGTTAAAGAAACCTTCATTGTAATCATGACCTTCATCAGTAGGGTCAACATCTGGAATCCAAGGAAGTTTAGCAACAGTTATTCCATTACCAAATTTACCTTTATCATAAGCACAATAACGAGTAGATTCTTCTGAAACACTATTAACTCTATGACGATTAAGTTCACGACTAGCACCAATATCTGTTATAAAACAAACAGTAGTTCTTGGCATATAGTAAGGACAATTAGGAGTTGTATCTATAAACTCAAGAGTATCAATAGCATAACTTTCTATTATTACTCTAAGATTTGTAGTAACATAAAGATAACCATCATGATTATTAGTTCTACTATATTTGTTATGTTCATATACTCCTTCCCACATAGCAGCAGCTCTAGGCATGAAAGTAGGAAATTTAAGATGAACTGTAGCATGTTCACAACAACTTAAATGAAGACTTGTTAAATCTACATCACCATAAGCATTTTGAGCAAGTATTTGTTCAAATCGGTCCTTAACCTTTATCTTACTATAACCAAAGAAATCATGTCCTTTAAAAACAGTTCTAACAAGAAAATCATAAGCGTTTTCATCTTTATTTTTAGGAGTACTTTGATAACAAACACGAGCACATCTAGCTATATGTTTAAAAATACTCTCTAAATCATAACCTTCTTGTTTCCAAACTTCAACACTAGGATTTACAACTTTAATCATATTATTTACTTTTTATGTTTAACAAAAGTTTTTTCAGCATTATATTTTTCAGGAGATAGAGCTATTACATTTTCTTTATGTTCGCTAGTAACAGGTATTTCTTTATTATCAGCAGATAAATTATATACATAGTCATCTTCATCTTTACAAAGATTTTCAAAACCGTAAGAAGCTATAATTTCATTAGTTACAACTCGCCTACTAGTTTCTTCAACAAGAATAAGTTTATCTGTTTTAACAAGATTAGAAATATCAATGAAAACTGTCTCTACCCGCCCCGTAGAAGGTATGGTAGGTTCATGTCCATTATCACTAGCTTGCCAAGCTAATAACATATTACAATAATTAGCTAAATCTTGAATAGTATCAAACATACTTTCATCTTCAACATTAGGATTACTGTAACCTCGAAAATCATCTTCAATAAGATGAATCAAACGATTAGCTTTATCATACATTCTAGCTAGACCATATCTATAGCCTAATTTATCACAACCTTTATTGAAAGCATTACCATAATCAGCATTCTTCTTAGCCATAAGACTAAGCATTTTGTTTTGTTGGTCACGTAATGCAACAACTTCAGGAGTTACAAGATGCTCTGGAACTACAGGTCCAAGAACAGCTTTCCAATACTTTAAATCACTTTCTGTCATAATTGTTATTATTATTATTTTATATAAATAGGATTTGTTATAAGACCTTTATCTAAACACCATTTAAAAGCATTTCTAATAGCTTGTTCTGGAGTATTACCTTTAATATAACGAATACAAAGTCCTTCTTCATCTACCCAATCAATTGCATATTGAGGACCAATAGCGTAAAGATGAGGAACATATCCACAACATTGTGCACATACTACAAAATTATCAGCTTTTTCTTCTATTGTAATACATGGAAGTTGAGTAAATAATAAAAGTTCATCAGCAGCTTCAAAATCAGTTTTTAAATGTATATGAAGTCGCCCTATACGGTCTCCTACAATATCTGTTATAGGAAACATTTCTCTTTCTAGTAATTCATTAGGAATTTCATGAGCCATTCCTTCATAAATACTAACTGAATAATGAGAATCTTTTGGGTCTGTTTCTTCAAGCACAACTAAAGCATTATGAGAAACAGCCGTATCAATAGCATTTTTTAATTTCATAATTGTTATTATTTATATTTTACTTTACATTTTGTAGCTTCAACTTCTCTAATGGAATTGTCACTAATTAAACGAACAATATAAATAGTTTTACCTTTACTAAAAAACCCTGGCTGTTCGTGTCTAACATCAATTACTTCTCCAGTATAAGTATCAGTAAAATCATTCATAGAACATCTGTTTCCATACATATCAGATGCAGCTTCATATCCACCAACATCTACTTCTTTCCATTCTACTATCATAGTTATTTTATTAAGTTAAATATCAGTCATGCCCACAGCTTCAATAATTCTTCCAGTATGTAAATGAATTAAATGATTTTCCATACATTCTTCAGTAGTTCTATTGAGAGGAAAAGCAAGTCTATCTTGTAGATTATAATATCTAGCAAAATCTTTAATATCATCAAACCAAAGAATATGACAACCTATTATAAACTTCCATTCTTTATAGCCTGATTTCTCAGGTTCATCTTGTCCACATTTAATAATGTCAACAAACTTATCTTCATAAGAAATACTTGAAACACAAAATGAACCAATTCTAAATTCATCACGTTTAAATTTAAACATAGTCTTACCACTAAGAATATAATTAGTATAAAGCTGATTAAATACATTAATAGCAGTTTCAAGAGGAACTATAGCACCACGACTAGTTTCAACCCAATTAGGTTTACCAGGTTTAAGTCTAAGTTGAGTATTAGAGAATACAGCTTTATGAATAAAACTAGGAATAGGTTCAATAGTTCTTTTATAATAATTAGCATAATATCTAATATACTTTATTTTAGAAGTATAATTAGGTTTTCTCCAATCATTAACAGAACTATTTACCTTAGATAAAGCTTTTTTATAATTAGCTTCTGACTTATCAGCATATCTCTTAGCAAGTTTATCAAAAGCTTCAGATTTAGCTTTATCTTTAATTTTTATTTCTCCAATATAGTCGTCAGACCAATTCTTATCAAGTTCTTTCCAACTAATACCTTTATGTAAGCAGAATTTTGTATAGAACTTACATTTATTAATTTTAAGAAGTTCTTCATCGGTAAACAGTTTATCTTCAAGAATGGTTTTAATAGTAGGAAAATCAACTTTATAATCATTTACCCAATATGGTTTAGTATATAAAGGTTTACACTTAGGTATAAACTTATATTTATTAGCAAAACCTTTAATCTCAGTAAAATATTGCAGTCGATGTTCATTACCATAATTAGGAATTTGTTTACTTCCACTATTAAGAACTTTATATTCGTGATAATACGTTTCAAGATACTTTTTAATAAGATACGTCATGTGCATCTTAATAAGCACCTTCTTATTCTTTGGTTCAGTTATATCATAAAGAGGAATATCTTCATCAGTTTTATAAATAGTATAACCTACTGGAAGACCAGTTTTAATACTCCAAGAATAATCAGTTCCTTCTTTAATTACAGCTATTTTACGTTCACGGTTAATAATAGCCATACAAGCACCTTTGAGACCTCCACACCAGCCTTCTTTATCCCAATTCTCTTTAATATAATCAGGAGTAAGTTTTATTCCTAATGGTTTTCCTCTATGGAAGAAATAACCATAACCATAACCAAAACAATAACAATGAAGTTTACCATCATACCAACCAGGTTCATCACGATGAATACCTTCATGAATACCGGCATCTTTAGTAAACGAATGTTTAACTTTTCTATTAGGTTCAGCACCTACTTTATTTTTAGCCATAATTCTACTTTTAAAATTTTCTACAATAAGTACATTTATGTACTTGTTTATTAATTAACCAACCATTTTCTTTAGCAACAGAATTAAGTTCATTAATATCTAATGAAAGAAATGGTTTGTCTTTTCCTTTTCTATGTAATAAAGCATTACATGTATCACATTTTAGAGTATATCCTACTCCATTTTGTACATAAGCCATATTATTATCTATTTATGTCCAAAATTGTTGCATTCAAAATTCTTTCCAATCCAAGCTTCTGCTTTTGGCTTACTCTTGAACTTCTTATCTTCAACTTCATGCCAAACTCCATAAGGAGCAACTTTATACTCAATGAGAAAAAGACCTTTCTCAATCTTGACTATTCTATATTCGTATACTTTCATTTTCTGTAATATTTTAAATTCTCGTATAAGGATTGAAATTTGAGTAATGTATAATTGTTCCACAATTTACTAAAATGTCTCATAGCAAGCTAAAAAGTGACAAATTTTGAAACTTCGATATACGTACCGGATTTGTATGCCAGGGCACTTGAGATAAATATAATATTTCAAATTCTCGTGTAAGGCGTTCAAATTCAATTTGTTACGAAGATATAAGCAGGCATGAGAAAGCCGCTCACGTAGCAAGGAAAGTAGTTCTAAGCGTACATACCTTTTACGGGGCGGCTTTCATGCTAGATGATTATATGTTTAGTTGATATACTTCACCATCAACTTGATTATCTACAAGTCTAAGTTCAACATTAGTATCTTCAACTATAGAATTAAGAATAGAATCTTCAATAACTTCTTTAGGAATAGAAAGTTTTAATCTACTATAATTATCTCTTTCAGCTCTATAAAACTTACCATCAGTATTGTGCATACTAATAGCTATAAAATAATCATTTCTTTTAATAGTTCCATTCCATCGTTTAAGAAACTTATAAAACATTCTAAACTTTACTTCTCTACTATATAATCTTCTAAACTTTGGTGAATACCAAGTTTTATGTTTATCTAATTCTTCTTTTACATTATCATAAGCGTTTAAATTCATAACTTAATCGTTAATATCAATAGCCTTTGCATGAAAAGGAACACTCTTAACTCCAGAACGTTCTCTATATTCTACAAAGGCATATTTACCAATAAACTTTTCTTTATTCTTTAAAATATACTCTTGTCTTGAATGGTCAAAATTAAGAGTACATTCAAATAGTTCATCATTAATATCGTTTCTAAGAACAAGTTTACAAAGATTAGTTCTAACTCCTTCAGGAACAACATCAACAATTTTGAATTTTGCATCATCAACTCGTTTATATTTAAGCATAGCTAAATTACGAGCGCCAAATTGATAAGCAGAATTAACATCGCGAATAATAAGACCTTCAAAACCAAGACCTATAAACTTATCTCTAAATCTTGTAGCATCATAAATATTAGTAATATTAATATCAGGTAATAATACAAGTTTGCTCTTATTGTTAAGATGTTGTTCGTAAGTATCAAAAGTATAACATAATCTACTTATGTTATCCATTTTAAATTTACGTCTAGCTTCATAACTCATATTATCAATAGCAATATCATAACACCAATACTGAAGAAGTAAATGTTGAGGAAGCTTTTCATTCTTAACAAAACTATTAATATCATTTACTTTATAACCAGGAATATAAAGTTCACCATCAAGGCAAGCTCCTTCTTCAATCATAGCATCAAGTAAATCATCTTTAATAGCTGGAAGAATTATTTCATTCATCCAAGTAAGTTTAGGAGTCCAATCAGTACCTTCTCTAGAACGATAAGTAAGTCTAACAGGATTAAATAAATCATTAGTTTCTTCAGCACCAACAATACATCTAACACCATTAATTTTATACTGACCTAAGTAACTACGTTTATCAAAAGGTTTGTTATCTTTAAGTACTTTTGCAAGCATTGGAAGAACAAAACCTTCATCAGTAGTATTATTCTTTGGAAGATAAGTATTAAGAAAGTTAAGAAGATTAACATCACCTTCTATGTTTAAAGGAGCATTATCTTTAAGTTCAGAAGCTTCTTTATATCCTTCTTTACGTTTAGCTTTAATACGAGATTCTATTTCGTTACCTCTACTAAGTTTAGCTTTAATTATTTCGCTATGCTTATTACCTCCTACAACACCATAATGAACTATATATTCATCATTTTGACCATATTCATGAATACCCCATGAAATAGGATAACCTTTAGCATTTCTTTTAAATAATATCATAACTTAATTTTTAATTTACTAATAAGTTTAGCTCTAGCTTGAGCATTTAGTTGAGCAGCAGATGGAGCTTTTTCTTTTTTAGGCTTCTCAAAACCATCAAGAGTTCCTTCTTTAGCTTTCTTTCTAGTAGTACGAGTAGTCTTTTTTAAACCTTTCTTCTTATCATATATGATAGGAGGATTATCTTCTTCATATTTAAGATTACGTTTATGTAAAGCTACAAGTTTAGAAACATACTCATCTTTCTTATTTTCATCAATCCAACCTTGTTGAAGAGCATAATCAATTCCAATAAGAGTACGAGTAATCTCATATTTATAAGGAGTACCTATAGTTTGCATCATTCTCATATCATCTTTAATACGAGAACAATCAAGACGAACACAAGCTTTAGCAACAAATTCATCAGCACCACAAGTACTAACGTCTTTAACAGCCATAGCTTGAACTTGTTCATCTACTACCATTGTATATTTCTTTGGGAACTTAATCATAAGCGTTTAGCAATAAGTTTGAATATTACAACTCTTTTTGGTTTACCAAGTCTTCCATGTGCATATTGAGCCATAGCTCCAATATTATCAGTTTCATAAGTTTGATAACATTTTGTTTTTGTCTTACAAGTATGAGTATCATAATCATAATGTAAAGGAAGATGAACCATATCTCTATAAGGTATTAAAGCATCTATATTTTCATAGTCCTCAGTACCTTTATGAAAGTCAACTTCACCATAAGCAAGAACATTATCAGAACTCAAATTAAAAGATAAGTCGCCTCTATGTATAGCAAAAGCGTTGCCATCATCAAGCAAAGCTTCTTCTTTTTCTGTAATTGGAGCCATAAGAATACGAACTTGTTCAGTTGGTCTTCCTTCTTTATTAGTCATATTAGTATGGTAAATCACAGTCTGATAATCTTTTGAAATAGGCATCGGAATTACCTTTAGTTTTTCTGTATCGTAACTCGACATATCTAAGAGTATCTTTTATAAAATTATCTATTTCATCGTTACTATATTTATAATGCAAATCTGCAAAATCCTTACATTCATAATTGTCAAGACCAAACTCACCACGAGTAATGAACAAATAAGGAATATTATAAGTACTTAAAAGATAATCAGCACCATCACGACCAGTTCTATCAAAATCTAATAAACTAACAATTAGTCCATCATCAGCTAAACGATTCTTTAACCAATCATATTCGTTAGCTTTTAATCTATAATTTTCACTAGGAAGATTAACTACACCTATTGTTAAAGCCTTTCTATCCCCCCCGTAAAAGGTATGATTAACTAAATGATTACCTAAACTTAATCTATCTTTACTTGATTTAGTAATTATAATATAATCATAATTATCTAATTCAAGATTAGGAAGACCTTCAAGTACATTACAATTAGTTATAAATTTCCTTTCTTTTGTTCTATCTCTAAGTGGGAAATAAAGTTTTATAAGATATATTCCTTGTCTATTTCTACCCAACATATAAGCATAACATGGGTCTTTAGTAGTATATCCATATCTAGGAGTAGGATTACTATTTCTATCTATATAATACTGTTCAACAGGAATAACAAAATGAGTATTAAGATAAGCAAGATTTACACCAAGTTTATTCCAATAAACTTTATCTCTACTATTCCAACTACGTGGAACAATTTCAATAATAGCTTTTCTGGATTTACTTTTAATAAGAGCATTTCTAATAGATTCATCTATCTCATAATGATTAACTCGATTATCTATATCATCACTAAAAACACTATAAATATGTTTAAGAATAAAATAGAAATCTTGTTTATTATCAGTACTAATAGGTCTTTCATAAACAATACTAAGAACGTAAGCTACTACATCATATACATCACCAAAGAAACAACCATTAAAATCTCGAACTTTAAGTCTTCCTTTCATATTGTATGCAATACCCATACTACTATCAGTATCATCATCTCTAAACACAGACTTAATAAGATGATTATATTTAACACAATCATCTACAACATTGATAGGAATATCTAGATATTTTGCAACAATAGCTTCTTGACTTATTCGAGACTCTATAAAAGCCTTTGTAAGTTTAGTAGTATTAATTGTACGTTTCATATTGTATAAATAAAAAAGGGATAGCGACACGAAGTATCGCATCACTATCCCTAGAACATTAAATCCATTAGAAGAATAATAACAATTTGCTTAGAACGGCATATCCGTATTTGCAGTTGGGTCAAAATTATTGTAGTTACCTACCATGTCATTACCAGCTGTAGGAGGAACAATAGCACCACCAGGCATACCAGGAATACCAGGAGCACCAATAGTTGGAGCTTTAGGTTCAGTATCCTTTGGAGTAATTGATTCCTTAACCTTATCTACAGTCAAAATAACTGGAGGAAGAATCTGATTATCTTTCATCTTAACGATTTCAACAAAACCATTGCCAACAAATGAAGGGAAAGACAAATCTTTACTCTTGTCAACATCTACCCAAGAACCTTTACGATTACGAACTGCACGGAGAAGTTTAATCCAACAATTAATGAATTTACCATTAGCATCCTTAAAGCAAGGTTTAGCAACAGCACCATCAGCGAGATTAAACTGACCATTAAGCATAGCAGCAGCATTATCAAACATCTTACGATAGCCATCGAGAACTGCCTGAGCATCTACTGCTTCATACTCAACATTACCATTCTCATCTTCTGTGAAATCAACAAAATCAAGAGTAAGTGCATCTTCCTCTTCAACAGTCATTTCACGACCCTTAAAATAGAACACGTCAAGGATATGCTTAATAGTATTAAGTACATTATCTACTTGCCATGCCTTATCTCCGTTAGGAATAGTATCAACATTACTCTCAATAGGGAACAATGTCTTAGCTGCATAACGACGTTCCTTTGCATCAGTATGATTACTTGCGAATGTAAATACCAAACGAGGCATCTTCAAACCAGCAAAAGAATTACCATCTGCACTTTGAGACCATTCAACAGATACAGAATCAAGATGAGCCATAAATAGACCATTCTGAGCAGCATCTTTCTCATGGAACTTCAAACGACTTACTGCCTGAGTGTTGTTACTAATACCTCTACGATTTACTTTCTTTGCAGCACCCTGCGCATTAGCTGCTGCACTATTAACCTTTTCTGTCATAACTTAATTAAGTTTTAAAACATTTATAATAATTGACTAAAAAAGGGAGAAGATTATTATTCTTCTCCCTCATAAATAAGATTTTTATTTAATGAATGAAATTACTCTGCATCTGCTTCCTCAGCTTCACCTTTCTTACCGGTACGAGAAGGAACCTCATCCTTATACTCACCAAGAGCATAGAATGTAATCTCTACATCGTCCTTACCATTATTGTACTTAGAAACAATAGGGTTCTTGATGTCTACATCAAATATACGTTTCATAGAAGTCTTGTCCTCAAGGTCTGACTTCAACTGCTCCCAGTTGTTAGTATCAGAGAATGAAAGCTTCAAACCAGTACCAGTTGCAGTACCACTTGCAGCAAGCTTACAACCACTTACAGACTGCATCTGTGGAGAAGGCATATCATCTACCTTGAAAGCAGCCTTAATTTCCTCATCGGTAGCAGTCTCAGCAAGCTCATAAGCAGCAATCAACTTATCACGATTATTCTTGATAACCTCATCTACATGCTCATCGAAGTACTTCTTCTTCTCTTCCTTTGTAAGACGAACATTAACCATAATAGGCTCACCTGTCTTCTTGAACATTGGAACACCCTTAGCAATATACCAAGTTGTAATAGCTGCTACACAAGCAGAAGTACCCTCTGGAGTATCAAGGTCAAAACCATTGTTCTGAGCAAACTCAACGATTGCATCAACACGATTAATTACAGCTTTCTCTACATCTGCTGCATCATTAGCAAACATAATATTGTCACCAGGCAGAAGACCAAGAGCCTTAGAAACTGCTCCTGAAATATTGAAACCGCCCTTTGTACTAGAAGCAACCAAAACTGGCTCTGTGATAACTGAGCTAACCTTAACACCACTTGCAACTACATTAATACCGAATGATAAACCGTTAATCTTCATAATTTTAAATATTTAAATTGTTAATAATAAATTATAGTATAATACTATTTAATAAACTCTATTTTAAATCCTTATTCTGTAGGAGTAACATCTTCTGTTAAATCTTCTACGTTTACAAAGTTGTCAACATTAGGATTTGTATTGTTAACTACTTCGGATAATTCATCATCAGACATACAACCCATTAAAATATCGCCAGCAATTTCTCTAGCTCCATAGAAAAAGGCTCTATGACCAATCATTATTCTAGTATACTTTTTAAAAGTATCTTTAGTAAACAAGTCAGCTTGTGCAGCTTCAACATAAGAGAAATGACCAGTTGCATGAACTTCAATTACTTTACCATATATCTTCTTATATCTTGTAAACTTGTACTCAGTCACAAAATCAATAGGTTTAGCTGCTGTTCTAACTACAGGATAATTACCTTCTTGAGCTACTTTAGTAGCTTGAATTGTATTAATACACTTAACACATTTACTAGATATTTGAAATTCATCATAAATATTACCTTTCAAATCCATATAATATCTAAGTGGATAAACACCAATAACATCATCAGTAGTTTTACTTTCAGCTTCTTTCTGATTTCGACATTTAACACAATAATCTGGGAGATGTGTTTCATCGTAAACACTATTACCATCAGTATATTTATACTGAGGTACATAATCTTTTGTTATTTCCCAGACTATACCTGCCCTTGATAACAGTGCTTTAGCGATGTGAACGTCAAGACCAGTTTTTCCATTAATAACATGAATATGTTCTATACAAGTACTAAATGGTAAGCGTAAGTCTTGTGCTCGCATTAGAATTGCAAGACCTTCATTTACAGTTTTAACTCCACCTTTATCAGTAGCAACAATCTTCTTTAGAAATACTTCTGCATTTGCAAGTTGTTTCTCATCTAGAAGATTTAGAACATGAATACCAGTATTAACATCTTCAGGTCTAACAGATAAACCATGACTTTCTTCGGTTTTTCTTTCAACTTCATTCATTATTTCAAAGAGCAATTATATTTGTTTCTTATTTACGCTGCAAAGATAAGCATAATTTTTCAATCTACAATACAATAATCATAATTATTATCACTTTTAACTTCAATTTCAGTTTTATTAAGAATTAGATGATTTGAACCAATAGCACGCTCATCTAGTTTTTTCTCCTCTAAAGAGCCTTTATAATATAAGGTGTATAATTGTACCTCCTTTGCGAATTGAACCTTTGAGAGCCTATATAAATAGGTTTCAATGGTATCACACAACGGCGATGTAATTACAACAACATCTACATTTACGGCTAAATCCTTATCGGGAGAGGCATTTGTAGACAAAACGTGAATCGCACCTTTGTTCATCAACTTTTGAGCTAAATTTTTCTGAGATTTTACACCAAGCATTTTTGGTTTTCCCTTATTAACTCCACTCTTAATTAGAACTTCATTTCCATTATCATCAATAGCAGGAATATTTTCTACTTTATCGTGATAATTATAACAAGTATTATAATGAGTATTATCATTAATATATTTAGTTACTTCATTTGCAAAGTCGCCATGTTTATTAATAATAAGGATATTCTTATCTGCATTATCTTCAACAATCTTTAGAATATAACTAAGTTTCTCATCAGAAGAAGCAAGAGCAAGACTTCTACTTCTAATAATTTCGTATATTCCACTAGCACGTTCTTTAAGGGCATTTGGAGAATAAAGTTCATCTATTTCAACATTAAATTGAATAGTCATATCAAGATTCTCATTCCAACCATTTTGACGAGCTATGTTATAACATACAGCCATACTAGAACTATTAGTATTACTATTACCTAGACGAGCCATCTTAATTGTATCAAAGTCACCAAAGATAGCTATAGCAGTAGATATTTCTTTATTATAATAATCAAGTTTCTTTTTAAGATTACTATCTTCATCTATAACTAAAGGAACTAATACTTCTTTTACGGGGCGGCTAGAACGGATTTCGTCTACACTAGCTTGATTATAAGAACCAACTCTAGGAATTAGATTATTAATCTGTTCTAACTTACCAGTAAGTAAAGTTGATGATAACACTAACTTAAACTTTGCTTTGTCTAGCAGACCTACATAACAATAAAGACATTCTTTAGGATTATAAATAACCACTAATGTAGGATTTAAATGACTAAATATATCTGTAGCTTCACTAACAGTTAAAATTTTAATCAATCCTCTAGTAATAAAATTACTATAAACATTAGAATGAACAGGGTCACTCTTATGTAATAGATAATCATTAACTTTATCTTTATCTACAAAGTCTGCAACTATAATATCAGTTTCTATTGTAGGACTTTTATTATACATTGCAGGAAGTATCATCAATAAAGGTCTAAGAACATCTAAAGGAGCAGGAATTATAAAAGTTCCAATTCCTTTATTCATTCTCCATTGATAAACACTTTTTTCATGCAATTCTTCTTCTGTCATTGTTCTTCTTCATTATCAAATAAATCATTATATAATCCAAAATTCTTCTTTAACAAAGATTTTCCACTGAGAGTTTTATTCTTAGCTTTACCTTTTTGATTAGGACTTATTCCGAGTCTTATAGGATTTATAATCTTATAAGCTTCTTCATAATAATAAGCATAATCTATATTACGCTCACTAATATCTTTATCATCAAGTAAATTAAGAATTTGTACTGGTTTTCCACTAGCTAAAACACTACGAGCACCAGTAGTTACATGTTCTTTCATAATCACAACTCCTTTAGTAGAAACATAAAATCTAACATGACGTTGACTATGTACATCTACTACTTTTCCATCAACTACTTTTTGATAAACAACTTCAAATTGTCTACCTACATTTTGAGTTTTACAGAAATCAAGAATATCTTTATGATTACGAAGGGTTTCCATTACAGATTTACCATGAGCAAAATACTCAAATACAGCAGTAGCTACAACTGGCATATCATAACCCTTTTTAAGGTCTTTGATATACTGTTTTGGGTCTAGTGCTCCTTTATACTCAATTTTATCGTTACTTTGAATATCAAAATAGTTATTCACATTTAAACTAACAAGTATCTTATAATGTTCATCATCAGCAGACATCTTATTAGTTTCATTCCATTCTTTACAAATTTGATTATAAATATCAACTTTGTCATAAGGAAGTTTTATAACGATACCATCAGTATTTGCACTAACTACATGTATTCCTGCTAATTCAAGAGATTCACAAAGAGTCATTGTCATTAATTGACCATTAATTGTAACTCTCATTTGTGCAAGTCTATCATAAAGCCAGAAATTTTCATAGCCATACTTTCCGTAAATAGCATTGATTACAATCTTCAACGCTTCTGCTGCAAGTTTATTATGAACTCCTGGTACTACAAAACCATCTTTATCGTCTGTATGTTTACATTTAACACGAGTTTGTTTAAAGTAATCTACCATTTTTGCAAACACTTTACGATTAAGGTGTGCAGGTACTACTTCATAACTTATCATAATACTCGGATAATATGATGTGTAATCATGATGAACATAAACATATTTATCAGTACTTTTAAGTATTACAGGTTTGTCTTGAGTATGAATACCACCAGTTGCTAGAGTATACGTTGTGCCATAAAATTCTATTTCACGTACAAAACTATCTTTATTAGTTCTATATATAACAACTTTCTTCATTTCTTCAAGTAAATCTTGAAGTTGTTTAGTCTTAAACTTAATATGAGGAAATATTATTTTATTAAAACTAAGAGCAGTTCTTTGTGTACGAAGATTTTTAAAAGCATCTTCATGCAAACCACTACGTTCAGCATAAAACTTATTTAATAGTTTATCTGCAATATTACTTCTAGCACTACATAAGAAGTTTATTCTATAAGCGTGACCAAGACTATATCTAAGTATAACTTCATCAGGCTTTTGCCTTACCATTTCACAACAAAGAAATACATCATTCTTGTTATAATATAACATAGGCTTAACATATTTAGGAAGAAGATACCTATTAAAGTCAGCAGTAATCAAACAATTTAATTGTTCATTAGTCATGCCTTTATATTCATCTCTTTTTCTATATATATCGCCTTCTTCATCATCAATGGGAGGAAGTTTAAAATCAAGAAGATTATACCATTTAAGATTAATACTAACTTGCTTTAAACTTTTACCATACTTTTTACGTTCACCGGTTTCTTTATCATAATTTACTCCAGCAGAATTAAGAGCAAATATCTTAAACAAATCTACAGTTACATAATGAACTCTATACTTACGAATAAGATTTATCAGTTTATCTTTCCATAAAGCATCTTTATCATCTTGTAATGAAATAATTTTATCATTTACTTCTTTAAGAAATAAACAAAGTTGTTTTGTATTATCAAAACGATTCCAATACATCAGAAATGCTTTAATCAGTATATCATCATATCCTTGATTGTTATAACCGTATAAATCATATCTATCAACAGAACCATCTTCATGTTCTACAGGTCTCATTTTTTCAAAGAAATCTATAATACTCAACATTTGAGAATCATCTGTATCACTAACATAAAATATCCAGCTTTTAACTTTATCAAGTCTAAATGTTATTTCTTCAACTGTTAAACTATCAGTAAGAGCACCTTTACAATCTGCAAATTTATCAAGATAATCTTTTAAATCTACAAAAGTAAATGAAATCATATTCTCAAAGACTTCCAAATCTACAGCTAAACTATGAATCATTTATTATCTTTACTATTTCCATTCCATTATAATTATTATTTTTATTAGCAATAAGCCATTTAACTAGACGATTACGAAATTCATCGTATTTATTATCATCTATAAACTTAATAAAAGGAGAGTAATTTGTACTGTAAACATAAGGAGCTATATAATATAGTTTATCTTTACCTTTAGTAATATCAAAACCAAAATTAGTAGCAGCACTACCAAGAAGCATTATTTTATTGATAGCATTCATTTTAATATCAGCAAATGTATGTAACATACATCTATGAATTATATTTTCATTTACAGGACATTTATCATCAAGCTTACAACGAATAAGAGGAACAATAAAAGGGTCTAGTTGCTCTAGACCCCCCGTAAAAGGTATGATAGCTTCTTTTACTATTTCCACATACTTACTAAAAGTCATTCCTCTATTCTTATAAGCATTGTAATCAACATTAGGTACAACAATAATCATACCAGACATTGGATTACCAACACCACTAAGACATTTACACTTAGTATTAAACATACCTAAAGGACAACCCTCACATACTTTAGGAATCATAATTATTTATTATCTACGATACTAACCAAGAGCACTTCCAGGATATTTACTAATAGTCATAAGACTAGGAAAGTTACAACCATTTTCAATACGCTTACGAGCTTTAATTTTATCACTTCTTTTCATAATTAATTAATCTTTAGTAGGTTCAACATAATTTTCTACTTTGGTATAATTTCCAACAGCATATTTTTTATTATCAAAAGCAGTAAACATATATATGTTATCACGTTTACCCCAAGTTTTATCTAGCTTACGTTTATAACCATAAACAGTAATTGTACCATTAATATCAGCGTCAACTTTAGCAACTTTATAATACTGACGTTTAACACCCCAAGCATTATTATCTTCAGTTACATAAACATCGCCAACTTTAATAGGACAATTAGCAAGAATATCAGCAGAAGCTTCTTCTTTAAGAGCTTTCATTCTACTCTTGTATTCAGTTTCTATTTCTTCTTTCTTACTAATGTAACATTGAAGACGTTCATTAAAAGAAAGTTTATTCCAGTCATTACAACACATTTTATTTAATATTTTAAATTCTTGTATACATACCTTTTACGGGGCGGCTATATGATTAATCATGCCGCATCCATAAAGGGCTTAAATCGCAAATAAATACGCATTATGCGAATTTCGCTAGCGTACACGTAGACTAATTGACCATTCTGTCAGGTCGAAATCGAAAGGTGTATTAACGTTCTCAGGCATTACAGTTACAAGTTTATGCACTTCATTATCATCTTTAATAACTGCTTTAGCACCAACTACAACACCATAAATTTTATTAATTCCACCTTTATTTTCAAGCTTTACAGAATCATTAACTTCAAGGTTAGAATTTTTAAGAACTACATCAGCTATTACATTTTCGTAATATTTAATTTGCTCTTTACAATCTTCTATTCCTTTAAGAAACTTTCTGTAATCTAAAGGATTTAAATTAACTTCATCCATATCTTAAAATTACTTTTTCTTTAGCTCTACTGACTGCAACATAAAGTCGTCGATTAATATCTTTAGCGTTATTATAAGGATGACCATTCTTATCATAAACAATATCATTAATGTCAACCATACTAACATTATAAGTACTACCTTGACTCTTGTGTGCAGTTACAGAGAAACCATAGTCTAAATTACGATAATGAAGTACTGTTCCATCAGCTTTTGCTATATTGATTAATATCAAACAACTTTCACGGAACTCAAAGTACTTCTTCCATTTAGCAGCACGTTGTTGTTTAGACGCATTTTTAGCTTGTTCTATTAAATCATTGCATATATCACAATATCTCTTAACAGAATATCTATCTCTATGGTCTAGAACAAATAAAGGAGAAGTAGTTTGTCCACCATGAACGGCTTGGAACTTAACCATAAATCCTTTAATACTATATTTAGGATGAGTGTAATTAGCAATATCTTTTACAATATAATCTTCACTATTTCTTATAATAGTCTCTTTAAATTCATTTACAAGAGTTATATAAGAAGTAATTAAATCATTTTTTGTAATAACAGATTTTTCACTGTCTTTAATTATAGCTTCTCTAATAAACTTATTCCAAGCAGAAACAGCAATATTAGTATAAGCTATAACTTTAACATAATCTGTATTTTTAGTTATTGCTTCATCACTGAACTGAAGTTCAACTTGATGTTGAAATTCAGCACTATTACAAACCATAAAACCTTTAGTCATTGTAGAATCAAATTCACTTTTATGTGTACTTATATAATTAAGGAACGTAAAAGTATTGTTTTCTACATCGTTTCTAAGCATACTACAAAGTTCTCTTATAGGATTATCTTCATCTTGTCTTACAATTTGAGTTAATCTATAAGTTGTAACATTCTTAAAAGCAGAAGGTTCAAGTTCATTAACAGGAGGTACTTGGTCAACATCACCAAGAAGTAGAAGTTTACAACAGTTGTTAATTAAAACTTTACACATATAATTAAACAAAGCTTTATTAATCATAGAAGCTTCATCAACTACATAAAGATTATAATCTTCAACTTTTATTCTACCTTGACGACTGAATTGAATATCTCTTTCATTGAATTTGTCAATATTATAATCAGGTCTCATTCCATAGTCTGATTGAATAGTATTAACATTAACTGGTAATCCTGCAAGAGAATCACGTATTACTCTACAAGCTTTATGACTTGGAGCACTTACACCAATTTGTGAAAAACTAATATTACAATTCTTTAAAATAGTCTTTAAAAGGAATGTTTTTCCAACACCACCTGCACCAACTAGAGCACGCTTGAAATCTTTACGATTAAAGGGTTTATTAATAAATTCAATAAGCCCTTGATAAGCTTTTTGCTGGTCCTTTGTAAGACCAGCAATTTCAGCTCTATTTTTATCAGTCCTATTTAAAGGACCTCCAACTAATGTATCTTCATTGTGCATTTATTCATCCTCATTATCTTGTTTTAAATTATAATATAAATTACGTGATTTTAAAGAACGAAAATCAGCATATAATACTCCTACACGTCGAACAATTCTAACAACTATAGTCCAGTTCCTACAAAATGGAACATATTGTTCTTTGTTTAGTTTCTTAAATAATCTATCAGTTTCGTTTCTTATTAAACATGTATATTTACCATTGTCTTGACCATGTATAGTAAACACTCTATCAGCTTCATGTAAATCGAATGATTCAGGAGTAAACTCTAAAGTTATATCATTAATTCCTATATCTGTTATGTCTACACCACTTTTAAGTTTATGTTTATATACACAATTAGGAATAACAACATAAAACCTTCCGTTATCGTACCGACATGTAGTCTCTATACGTTTAGTCAAGACTTTATCTTGTTTAAGAGCTGGTGCTCTAGTCTTATGCTTAACCTTAATCTTGAAATTAAGGTTAACCTTTAATTTACTAAAATCTGTAACCATTACTTTTTCTTATTAGAAAGTTTATGTTCCTTCTTAATTTTCTTAGCTTCTCTTGCATTACCTATAAGTATTCCATCTTTTAATGCTGCATCTTCAAATTTAAGATTAGAAGCTTTAACATTCTTACTACGATTAAGAATATAACCGCAATAATGAACTAGAAAATCAATTCTACCCCACATGTGAATACCAATTACAGTGTTAGTTGGAACAATGATATGATTACCATTAATCTCAGCTACTCTTGATACACACTTTAAATCCTTTCTTTCGTCATGTTTCTTTGCCATTTTACAAAAAGTTTAATTAATAATAATATTATCTACTTGAACACTACATTCAATGGAAGTTCTGCTTGGTTTCGCACCATAAGCCGTATTACTACACTTAGCAGAACTTAATTAATTATATTATGATTCTAAGAAATCTCTTACATCAATATAATCTATACCAAAATTCTCAGCACACTTTTTATCTGAATCTGAAAAATCTCCTGGTTTACCAGAAGCATCTCCAATCATAATACATTCGTCTTTAGAATGTACGAGATATTGATTATATAATTGTTCTAGCATTCCAGTATTAGGTTTTCGATAAGGATTATCCTTATCCATAGAACAACAATACATAGCATCAACACATGAGAAGTGCATAATTCTGTAATCTAAATAATCTTGACATACACCTACTATAGCATTTATTTTAAATTTAAAAAGACGTTTATCTATAGCATCTTTTATACCACCTTGATTACTTACTATAAAAAGCATATTAAGCATAGGCATTTTTTCTACAATTTTAGCTAATACAGGAACTTGTACTCTAAAATCACTAAAATCTTCAGGAAATGTTTTACCTGATGCAGTTTTAATTAAAGTACTGTCTAAATCTATAAACAGTGCTCTTTTATTTTTATATTTCATAATTCTTTATTTATAAAAGTTATTATACTATACTATTCTCTAGCTGCCCCGTAAAGGAATGTTGTCATACAAGCATTCTCTTTTTCTAGTTTATCACATATATTAGTTATGAAATTAATGCCAGCATGTCTAACAGCAATTATATCTTTAACTACAGTAGTCATATCATGCTGACTTAATTTCATAAGATAATATATAGTTTTAAAACCTCTACGAGTATTAAGAGGAAAGTTATAAGGAATAATATAACTTGTACGACTTGAAGACTGTTTATAAAAGTCTTTTTTATCAACATAACCATTACATTGTACAACTTCTCCAAAATCAGGTACATTACAATGTCTTGTATCAAATTGATAAAGACAACTATTACATAGTATCATAGCCTACCCTTTCTTCTTCTAATAGCTCTAGCTCTACGTTCTCTACGTTGAGTTTTACCATCAGGAAAACTATCATTACAACATTGCATACCGCCACCATTTTCAGGAAACATTATATAACCAGTATAATATTTTCTAGCATAACCATTATATAAATCTTCGTCACCCATAATTTTTATACTTTAAAATCTCTTTCTATTTTAACATTACTATTATGATGAAGAGTAGCATGACGTAAATGACGTTGAATAGCACTTTTAATACCAAGTCTTATAGTCATTTCATTATATTTATCATCTTCATCATCAACTTTAACAGTTATATTATATTTATACAAACTCATAGTTTAAAAATTATATCAAGAATATCTCTAAAATTAGGATTATCTATTACATACTGTGCATCAGCTTCATTTTTAAATACTGGACTACCATAATATGTATAAACAGAATTATCAATTTTACAAACTGAATAATGTGGTGCTTCTACAAACTTATAATAAGCAATAGAATAGCCTACATCTCCTTTAGTAATATTATATTTCCAATCACCATTAAAATATCTAGCAATATCCATTAAATTACTTAAAGCAACTAAATCAATATCAGTAAAACTATTTATAGAATCACGATGTGTAACATGATTACTTTCTTTAGCTAACTTATACAGTTGTTCAATAGTTAACCATTTACGTTTAAAACGAATAATACCTTTATCTAAATCGCTATTATCTTTATCAATTACATAACCATTAGGTAAATCAAATTCTACAGATTTTAATTTACTAGGATTATCATCTCTAAATAAAGGTTCAATCTTGTAATACTTATTTTTAGTATTATCTTTAGGAATTTCTACAAATACTACAGATTTAGTATCAGGTCTTCTAACATGTGAACATTCACCAAATATATTAATTCTTTTATCTCTAGATAAAGCATCATCATTTCTATCGCTAGCAGATATATCACTACTAGAACAAATAGTAGCAAGAGAACAATCACAACAAGAACCACTTTCGGTTACTTCATATAATTTGTTCATGTACTTAATTTTAGTACCAATAGCAAATGCTTTACCTATTTCATTGTTACTTCTATTTGATGGCATAATTAATTCTTATTTTAAATGGTTTATTAATACCGTCATAAGAAACAGTTGTATGATATATTATATCATGTTTCTTATGCTTAAACTTATTATATAGAATTTCAGCTACAGCACTTATAGTAAAGTAATCAATAGCATTAGTATTAAAACTAGCTTTAATTTCATTACGTAAAAGTATTATAGCTTTAGTGTCTTTATTCCTAAGTTGAGTTTGTGTTACAACTATCATTTTATTTAATATTTTATTTTGTAATATAAAGCCCTCAAATTAATTTGCCGATAAATTTATCAGCTAAATTAATTGAGAGCTGTGAAACCTAGGAAAATACGCAAAAATCGAATTTACTCATAAATACCGGATTGCTCAAGCATAATTGCCTGGTCTGCCTGCATATCAGAATAAATATCATCAAGTACATCATCACTAAGAATAATAGTACTTGGAGTATCAGGAAGTTTAGTTCTATCTTTACTCATAATTTAAATATTACATTTTTTACCATTACTAACAGTACTTATACCAAAATTAGGCATAATAATCGGCATGGATTTTTTTAAGATATTAATATCAACTTTATCAGGTACAATATTAACCTTTTCAAGATGAACACTTGCGCAGTCAAACTGCACTTTAGTTCCTAATTTACCTTTAAGACAAAGGTCTTTTACAGCACACTGAGGACATTTAACCCCATTAGCCATAACATTATATATATTACCGGCAATTACAATACCAGTTATAACATTTTCTTCCATAATTATATTTATTAAATATTAAAAAACCACTACTACTTTCACAAGCAATAGTGGTTGGAATATGTCTAATCTTAAACACATGGAAATAACTTATACACTTATAAGTTTCTCTTTAAGCGAAATATTTTACTACATAACCATAGCAATATTATATAAAGAATAGAATAATAATACTAATTATAAGAGCAACAATAATAGCAAATAATATACGTGCTTCTTTATTGCGTGCTTTAATAACTTTTTCAAAAGCATCAATTTTACCATAAAGAGTTTTATTATGCTCTTCAAGGATAGAAATACTAGTAGTTTTATTACTTAATGTTGTATTAAGTGAATAAATAGTCTTTTCTTGCGTAGCTTGAATTTCCTCACTCTTACTAATAGAATCTTTAAGGGTTTCAATTCTCTTTTCATTAGTAAGTTGTAATTTTTTGAATGTCTCAACAGACTTACTAAGTCTACGCTCAACATCATCTTTACGAAGAATGATGTCAACTAATTCATCAACACTCTTTTTACGGAGCTTAGTTCTACGACACTTATCAGCAGAACTTAATTCTTTTTCTTTTACCATAATTCTCTTATGTTTAAAAATTAATAATCAAAGTCAATATTATCGCCAAAATCAGAACCATCACCGTCCTCAGCTTTTATTTCTCCATATAAATCATAATCATCAATATCATGGTTTATACAGAAGGCATCAACTTCTTGAGCATTTAAATCAAATTCATTATCTGTCATAACACTTAATAGTTTATTTATTAATATTTGCTGCAAAGATAATGAATTTGATTTATATATCAATAATAATTAGTAAAACTTTAACTTAAATTGCAATAGCTTTACTAATCGTTGTACTAAATGGGTGGATATTAACAAGTCTACCCTTATAACCATACATTTGAAAACGCTTCTTAGCTAATTTCTTAGCGTGATTAAGACCCATACTTGTACTAATCATTAAAGAACCATCTCTACGTTCTTTAACTCTATCACTAATAAAATAATACTTTGTACACATAATAAGTTCTCCTTATTTAAAATAAAACAATAAATAGTAGTAGCACTATTTCTAGCACTACTACTTATAAAGATTAGTCAAACATAATATGTTTAGCCAACTCGAATACCATTTGCTTACCAAACTCTCCAAGACGAATGTCAAATACATGATTATAATAAGAATCATGCTTAACAACAGTTGGAGTAGCGTTATCACTAAATGGATTACGATACTCTTGTCCTTCAGCAACAGCTTCCTGAACAACATTAATAGTTGCACCACTAAGAATCACACCAATTCTCTTAGGTGATTCAAGCAAACTATTACCAGCAAATGCAACATCTGGAATTTCACGAAGAGTAGCAATAAGACTGTAATTGCTTACAAAGATAACATTTACAAGACCAATTACATACTCACTTGTAACATCAGCATCAGTTGGAACACCATCCTTACCAGGAGTTTTACCAAGATTAGGATTAGCTACATAACCCTTAACAGGTTTGTCGAGGGTAATTGCAACCCTTGAATAATTCGTCATTTCAGTAGTATTGATATTACGAATAGTAACATCTTTTACTGTGTTGTTTGCACCATTGTTTACTAACTCACTAATAACTTTCTTTGAATCCATAATTGTAAAATTTAAAATGTTTATAATATGTTTATTAACTCGAAAATCTTATTTATATACTCTACCACTAGTTAAACCCTCATTGATTTCTCTACTATAGAAATTATCTCCACCTATATTAGATAAATCAATATATTTATTAAAGGCTAAAGAATCTATTGAATCTTTATATTTCATACCTTTTACGGGGCGGCTAGAGTTGTTATATTGATTATCACTTGTATCAATATAAACATTATCAATATTAGTATTATTATTACTTATATCATTTATTTCATATACTCCAAAATATATAAAATTACCAACAAGATAAATAACAAAACACATAATACCAATCAAACCTACAATACTTATTGTAGTATAAATTCTATTTTTCATAATTATATTAATAAAATTAATAAATAAACTAGTACTATCTTCGCAGACCGTACTAGTAACAGAACTTTATTTTGGAAATGGGAAGTTCTTCTTTAGACTTATAATAATCAATAGCTTTATCACTATCAAATAAATTCTCATTAAAATCTTCTATCTCATTAAATAGAGCTTCAGAAGACTTATAATAAGATTTATAAGCTTTTACTTCATTACGAAGTTTAGTATTAGCTAAAGTAGCATTAACTAAACTAAGAGTAGCACTAACAGTAGTAGCTACTAATATCAGCATCACAAAAGCTGTAACTTTATTTACTTTCTTCATCTTTATTATTTTTAGCATCAACAATTATATAACTACCACTTATAATAAGTAGCATAAAACCAATGACATTTATAATACTTATATTACTATCACTACCGTGACTTATAAGTACTAAAGATAAGAGCAGCATTGGTACTACTATTATCTTCATTATATATTTCATTAAATCTATATTCATATTAATTATGTTTATCGTTATTATTAATTATAGCACTCATAAAAAATTAATTCTATAAAGAATATAATACCAATAATATTACCATCAACAATCATTGATAAACTTATAGTCATTAATGGAACTATTAATATGTTTAATATTATTTTGAATATCTTTATGTCCATAATCAAAAAAAAATGTATAACATTAATATATGATGTAAGTGAACATTCAGTAAATGAGGACTTATTAAATCAAGTATAGTAATATCCAGTAAATCAGGTCAAGAGAATAAGAATTGGACTTAAAGTCTTGAAAACCAGAGATAAAGGAGATAAAATAGATGATTAAATAAGTTGTATGAGTAACAGTAATAATAGTTGGAAGAGTAATGTGATTAGTAATAAAATTAAAGTGAAAGGAAGATGAGAATAAGAAAGTATTGTAGGAATAGTTAGGGTAACTCTTCTACATACACTTCCATTCACTTCAACTCTATAACACACTATTTAAACATCACCTACTCTAATACCAATAATATCTTCATAAGATAAATTTATCTTATTATCATAGTCATCAGTAAACTCTACATGATTATCATCATAATAAAGTCCATCATAACCATAATACCTATTATCTTCGGTATCAACAGTATATCTTACAGGTACACTATCCATAGCTTTATTACCTGCTTTAATAATATCTTGTACTAATTGTTTATTCATATCTTTATTTGTTTAATTATTAACTCTTATTGGTGTAACAATGGCTCAAGTCTCGTTTCACTCAACTTTCGGCTTAATTTATATATAAATAAATATATAATAACTGCGTTATTATATTATATATTTATTTATATATAAATATGCGTGCGT